CGGTGGTCGCCGTATCATTACGCCCAATGTTTAGATGGGCACACACAGAGATAGAGACAGGTCATCTTGGCCCTGGTGGGCACCAATACTGGGAGGTTTGGCGTTGTCTTAAATGTGGTAAAGAACTCGATCCATACCCACGCCCATGGAGATGGCTGTGGGTTCGTGTGAAACGTACTGATCTGCGTAATGAAATATTCGAGCCATCATGGTGGCTTGGCTCTGTAGGATCGTTGCAACACTGGTATGATGCTTCTGTGCTGTTTACGGTAATTCCGCTTAATAGAATCGTTGACGCCGCTGTGCGAATCTACCACTGGCTGCGGTACTGCCATGGAGATAAGTGGTCGTCAGACCTTGCAGAGAGTTACCAACGCGGAAAGAGAGAGGGCGAAGCTAACGCAATGATTGCCGCCACTCCAAAGGTAATAAATAGAGTGGAGATCTAGTGCCACCTGAATACACATTCCCAGGCCCAGTACCTCAGGAGGCTTTGGATTATTTTGAAGCGAAGGGTCTGCAGGTCGGCTTTAATTGGTACGAAGTTTGGGCCGAGGAGCACAACTGCGCCTTTACGGCCGCCAAAATCCTTGAGCTCGACATTCTTGCGACAATGAGAGGACTTGTCGAACGTGCTATCGAGGAAGGCAAAACGTTCGAGACTTGGCGCAAAGAAGTAAAGCCGCTGTTGGACAAAAGCGGATGGAGTAACTACGGAACAGCAAAGACAGAGAAGCACCGCATGCGAATCATTTACAACACCAACATGCGAACTGCGAGAGCAACTGGCCAGTGGCAACGGATCGAGAGGACGATAACGCTGCTCCCATTCCTGACGTACGAGTTGGGACCTGCTGTAAAGCATACTGATATGTGTATGTCATGGGAAGGAACAACGCTGCCCGCTACGGATCCATGGTGGATCGATCACTTCCCGCCGAATCACTACGGTTGTACAGCGAATATAATACAGGAAGGACTACGCGAAGTTGAGCAGCGTGGGGGGCCGAGTGAGAGACCACCGAGTTATGACGTCGAGTGGAAATTGCCAGACGGGAGACAAGCTACAGCCCCGGTTGGTGTCCACCCCTCCTTCGTGGCGGTAGGTCACAGCAGAACAGCAGGCCTTGAGCAAGCACTGATAGCAGCGGAGTCGAGATGAGAGTCGTAGGCAGAATTTCGCCAGCGAAAGCCGCCCAGATGCTCGGGGTCCACGTGAGGACAATTCGTTCGTGGTGCCAGAAAGCGATAGCTGGTGAGCCATCCCACCTGAAAGATGTCAAGCAGCACATTACCGGATACTATTGGGTGAGCCTCGCTGAAGTGAAACGGCTGATGAGGCATAATCCAGCCATGAAAAACTACCGGGACAAGTAGGATAACCGGTACAATACAATACATTACAATACGTCTAGCATATAGACGTGACACTACGAGACAGGCAACTTGATCTATTTAGCGTCGACGACGACCGGCCGGCGTTTCTTGCGCTGTGTCAGATCGAGCTGACTGCCGATGGTAAGTTGCCAGAGTGGATCCCGCTCGTTCCTGCCGGTGACGCAGACGGTCTTGTTAAGGCGCTAGACGGTAGGAAGTTCTACAATAAGGATCCGCAGGCTGTCGTAGATGCATTCAATAAAAGCCCTCTTGATTTACCAGTCGATCTCGAACACTCAACAGAGATAAAAGCCCCAAATGGCGAGCCGGCTCCCGCGTATGTGTGGGTTGACACGATGGAAGTTCGTGGATCTGGTGAAATTTGGGGACATGTAAAAGAGTGGACCCCGAAGGGTGGCGAGCTTGTAAGGAATAAAGAATATCGCTACATTTCCCCGGCTTTTCTTTTTGAGAAGGCAACAAAGATCATCACCGATATCGTATCGGCTGCCCTTACCAACCGGCCAGCTTTGGACATGCCAGCCATTGCTCGGCAGAAAGCTCTCGCCGCACAGTGGACCACGGCATACATCAACGACTTGGCTGACTCGGCGTTTCTCCACATCGAGTCAGGCGGTAAGAAAGACAGCGAAGGCAAGACGGTGCCGCGGTCGTTGCGGCACTTTCCATACAAGGATGCCAGCGGGAAGATCGATCTCCCCCATCTCCGCAATGCAATAGCTCGCATCCCACAAGCGAAAATCGAAGGACTTGATGCTGATGCCCTGCAAAAGAAGGCTCAGCGACTTTTGAAACAAGCGCAGCCCAGCAGGGCAAATGCGTCAATGGAGGCTACGATGGACCGGGAGAAGCTTATCGCAAAGCTGGGGCTCACCGCCGAAGCGACCGACGAGCAAATCATGGCAGAGCTTGACAAGCTGAAGGCTGGGCCAGAGGCCGAGTTGCAGACTGTCAAGACTGAGCTCGAGACCACGAGGGCAAAGCTCAAGAGCACGGAACAAGAGTTGGCGAATGCCCGCAGTGCGAATCCTTCTCTAGACAAGTTTGTGCCTCGCTCCGATCACGATGCGGTGGTTGCCAAGTGCAAAGCGCTCGAGAAGGAGAAGGGCGATGTTGAGAAGGCAGCCTTTCAAAAGGAAGTCGACGTTGAGATCGATGCGGCTATGAAGGCTGGTAAGGTCACTCCAGCAACGAAAGACTTTTACGTTGCGGCGTGCTCGACGAAGGAAGGGCTCGACAAGTTCAAGGAGTTTGTCAAGGCTGCTACTTCGATCGGCAATCCTTCGCGACTCGAGACCGATCCGCCTCCGGTACCTACTTCCGATGCAAGGATGAGCGCGGAAGAGGAAAAGATCGCGGCGTCGTTTGGTATGACCCGAGAGGATTATCTCAAGGGGCGAGCTTCGATGAAGCAAGAAATGACTGGCGCTGTCCAGGCTGGATAACGACAAGAGTCGAGGAGAAGACAATGGCACTTGCAGCTGACAGAAAAGGTTTTGCTTGGCGTGAACCTCTTGATTTTGAGGGGCCGATGGCGGCTAGCGCCGAATGCTTTTTGTTTGCTTTGCTAGTTCGCGATACCAGCGGCAATATTAAGCCTGCAACCGCAGCCGCCAGTTTGATTGCATGCGGATTCTGCACTGAATACGCTATCGAGTCGACTGGCGTGGCAGCCGCAAGCAACGTCAAGTACCGCATCGGCTGCGGTAAAATGAAGAACAGCTCCAGCAACCCGGCTGACAAAAGTCACGTTGGGGACACGCTGTACATCGAAGACGATGAGACCGTGACGACCGACGCGTCTGGAACCAGTGCAGCTGGTATTTGTGTCGACGTCGAGTCTGATGGTGTGTGGCTTCTCGTGCTTCCGCAAAATCTCGCCGCCACAGGGTTACTTGCCGCGAACAACTTGAGTGATGTTGGCAGCGCAACGACTGCGGCAACCAATCTCGGATTGGGCACCACGGATTCGCCTACCTTCGCCGACGTTACCACGACCGACGATGTAGTTGTCGGCGACGACCTAACGGTCACCGGGCTCGCCACGGTTGGCGAGACGCTTGGAGTCACCGGGATTACCACCTTGGCGGGTTTGCTGAATGCTGACGGTGGGATCGCGGTCGACACCAACAAGTTTACGGTGTCGGCGGCTGGCGCCGTTGCGGTAGCTAGCACCCTCGAGGTCACTGGGGCGACAACCCTCAATGCGTTGCTCAACGCCGACGCCGGCATTGCTGTGGACACCAACAAATTCACCGTTAGTGCGGCGGGGGCTGTTGCGGTTGCGAGCACTCTGGCGGTAGCCGGGGCAGCTACTTTTAGCGGGGCTGCTGCGCTCAACGGTGGTGTGACCTGCGATACTGACAAGTTCACTATCGCCAATGGTACGGGCAACACGGTGATCGCTGGGACGCTGGCGGTCGGGAGTACGGCAACCAAGGTATCTGGCACAGTTGGGGTGGACTTCAATGACTGCCGTGTGCACGACAATCTTGCCGCACTGCTGCCGGTGGCTGGCGCGACTGACGACCTCGGCAACGTGCCGGGAACCGTCGGCACGACTGCCCCGAGTTTGCAGACCGAGGATTTGAAAGCAGCCGGAGCAACCGACAACAAAGCCGCATTCTTCCTCAAGGTTCCGGATTGGTATCTGCCTGGCTCGACGCTGACTCTAGTCTGCAACGCAGGTATGATCACCACGGTTTCTGATACCACCGCGACGCTGGACGTTGAGTGCTGGGTGCCCGACTATGCGAACGCTGATGGCACTGTTTCGTCGGACTTGTGCCTAACCGGAGCACAGAGTATCAACAGTTTGACGTTTGCAGACAAGAGCTTTACGATCGACGACGACGTTGCCGGACACGAAATCGCTCCCGGTGACATTCTGCAGTTTAGAATTACGACAGCCGTCAACGACGGGGCGACTGGCACGGCCGTCATTGCCGCAATCAGAAAGATTCATCTCGCTGTTTCCGCGTAGAAGTTAACGGAACGGGGAAGGCAACCGGAGGAAGACAATGATCATCAATTACCACACGATCACCGGGCTCACCGTTGGATTCAGAAATGAATACAACAAGGGTTTCGCTGGGGCAGTTCCACAGTGGCAGAAAGTAGCCGCTCTGATCCCTTCGATCACGGGGACGAATCAGTACCCATTTCATTCTGCTTTTCCGAAGCTCAGGGAATGGGTCGGTGATCGGCAGGCGAAGAATCTGATCGCCTATACCTACTCGCTGCTCAATAAGCCGTTTGAAGGCACGGTGAAGGTTGACAGGCCAAGTATCATCAATGACCAGTGGGGCGTGTTCAATATGGACATGCAGATGATGGGCTACTCCGCTGGCATGCATCCTGACGAGCTTGTGTTCGGTGCGATTTCGTCCGCGGCTACTGACCTGTGCTACGATGATCAACCATTCCTCAATGCCAGCCATCCAATCGTTGTTGATGGGGTTGAGACTACAACCAGCAACTACGATTCTACCCCATCGACCAGCCTTTGGTTGATGCTCGACACCAAAAAGCCGATCAAGCCGTTCATCTACCAGAAGCGCGAGCCATACACATTTGTCATGAAGACTCAGCAGAACGACGAGAATGTGTTCTGGCGCAATGAGTACGTGTATGGCGTCAATGGGTACGGTGCGGCTGGATACGGATTCTGGCAGCTTGCATATGGCTCGCTCAACACGCTGAACGAGACGAACGTCGACGCCTACTATCAGGCAATGATTGCCTTGAAGGATGACGAAGGTCACCCGCTTGGCGTTATGCCTGACACGATTCTTGTCGGTCCTTCAAACGCGGTTGCTGCCCGCAATCTCGTCAAGAAAGAGCGCCTGGAGAATGGTGAGAGCAATCCTCTCTACGGCGCCTACGACATCGTTCTGACTCCGTTCCTGACCTAAGGAGCTTACCGTGGCTAAGAAGAAGATTGCCGAGCAGATCGATCCTGAAGACGATGAGCTCGAGGACTTGTCTGAAGACAGTGACGATCCTGAAGACGATGAGCTCGAGGAGCTTGAGGATCTGGATGATGGGGAGCCTCGTGCGGAGTCTACTCCAATCCCGTCTGTGCCTGACAAAGCAGATTTACTCAACGAAGGGTATTCTGAGGATGAAGCATCTGTCATCGTTAGTCACATGACTGCAATCCACGATGAGATTGTCGAGCTACGCAAGCCAAAGAATTTCGTTGTAAAGCCAGCTCTAAGGGTTTCCGCAAAGCATACAAAAGGCTTTTGGGTCTGCGGGAAGAAGCTGATGCCAGGCACGCCTTGGGAGGTTCCTATTGATCTCCTAGACGAATCCAAGCTAGGAGAAATCAGGACGGTCGAGAAGGGCGGGCATGTCGCGGTCGAGGAGATTGAGCTGGAAGTGGAAGTCGAGTAGTGAGGTGAGTCAGTGGCCTACGCAGTGCAGTCAGATCTTGAGAAGTATTTTGGGGAAGAGCAACTTCTGATTGCCGCCGACCGCGAGGGATCTGGCTCTTTGTCCGATCCTACCGTCGTTGAAGTTATCGAAGCTGGAATTACAGCCGCAGAGGAAGAGATCGACTCGTACTTAGCGGTACGTTACGATCTGCCCCTTGCTGCAACTCCAGGAGTTCTCAAACGCGTCTGTTGCGATTTGGCCATGTATCACATGAGCACGAATCACCCGTCGATGTCTGAGGATAAGGAGACGCGTTACAACAATGGTGTGAAATGGCTTGACAGATTGTCCAGAGGCGTGGTCTCGCTCGGCGTTGAAGAAGCCGAGGTGGTTGTTCAGGATGAGCCTGAGATTGCATCTACTAGCGAGACTAGGATATTTTCCCGCACGAAATTGGCAGGGCTGCTATGAGTGGGGTTGCTCTACAAATATCTGAAGTAAAAGGCATGGAAAGAGTACGAAGTGTGCTCAACAAAATGTCATATTTTCAGATTGTTGATCTACTGGACAACGTTGGGGCTGTAGTCGAGAATCAAGTTCGTAGAAGGATTGTCAGACAAGAGGGTCCACCTGAAGGTGGAAGATGGGAACCATACAAATGGGGTGGTAGATACATCGCATGGAAAACAAAGATAGGAAAAGGCGATGCGGGTTTTCTAAGGCTGTATGGTGATTTAGTCGATTCACTAACCCATAATGTCGGCACTGGAAAAGTCGATATTGGCAGCAATCGTGTCTATACTGCTACGATGCAACTTGGTAGTAAGGATGGAACAATACCCGCCAGACCACTTTTAGGATTGTCGGATGACAACAAGGACGAAGTGGAACGTGCTATTAACACTTGGCTGAAGGAGACAATAGGCGTATGAGTCTTGTCGCTCTCAGAGATGCAATCGTAGAGAATATTGGGAGCAATATCTCTACGTTTCGTGCTGTGCAGGCGCATGGCGGGCGCTTCTCTTTGGATGAAATCAAGCGTGTCTCTTTCCCGGAACCCTCATGCCTTGTGGCTGTGTTTGGTGGAAAGACGAAGAGAATAGGCGGAGTATGTGGGTTGTGTGACGCAGAAGTTGTAGCTTTCATCGTTACCAAAGGTAGCTCTATATCTGTGAGGGATAGAGCGGCTCCATCTCTCGCCGAGGCCGTTGCTCAGCTTGCGATCGAGAATACGTGGGGCTGCGACTTTGCCAAAGCTCCAGAAGATGGAGTGATGATCAACAACCTCTATCTGCCGGATATAGATCGCCACCTAGTGTCTCTATGGTCCGTGTCATGGACGCAGCAAGTCGAGATCGGAACATTCGATCTTACCACGCTTGACGACTTCAACCGTCTGAATGTTCAGGCTGACATAGCCGAGAGAGATGGGGTCATCGAGCACGAGTTTGACATCTTTCTAAACGGGACTCTCATGAGCGCATATGGACGGGCGTATATCAGTTCGGCTTCGGCAACGTCGATCGCGGTGGCTGACGCCTACCAGAAAGTTGCTGGCACGACTACTCTCGTGACGTCTCCTGTCAGCGTCGACGTAGATATGCCTAGCAACAACAGACTTCGGCATACTGGCTCAGCATCGAAGCCATTCATGATCGAGGCTAACATCTCTGCGGAAGTCAGCGCTGATGCGAAGGTGACATTCGCCTTTGCAAAGAATGGCACAGTCGACGAGACAGCCGAGGCGGAAGAAGAACTGACTTTAGCTGGCGGTGCTGAATCAATCTCGCTAAAGTCTACTCTTGATCTTGATGAGAATGACTATGTCGAGCTCTGGGTGAAGGCTGATGATACTGTGAATGTCACCGTCAACAAAATGAGTCTTGTCGTTGTGGCATCGTAGGAGAAAACATGGCTCGCAAACCAATTGAGAAATTCTTCGTTGTCCCAGGACCATTCGGTCCTGTGCGGGATCCGATAACGATGAGGATGTTATCCGACAAAGGTGAGTGGAAGCCAAAGAATATGTATTGGCTGCGCAAGGTGAAAATGCGCGACGTGGTTGACAAGACTTCGGAGAAGCGCGCTCACGACAAACAGCCGAAACTAGCGTTGGAGACAGAGCAGCAAGCCGATCAGAAGCAAAAGAAAGGTGAATCCAAATGAGCATTTCATTCGATCTCATCTCGACGAACCTACGCACTCATGGGGTGTTCACTGAGTTCTCGAATGCGCGAGCTGTCTCTACCGCTCCGGACATTCCGAGTGTCGCACTGATCATCGGACAACGTTTGGCAGCTGGTACAGTCGCGGCTGAGGTTCCTATCTCAGTTCCCAGCGCCGCTAAAGGTGAGGAGTATTTCGGTCATGGGTCGATCCTCGCCCATATGATCGATTACTTCAAGGCAGCCAATCCGTATACGGAGTTGTGGGCCGTAGCACTCGATGATGATGGCGGCGGGACTGCTGCCACTGGGACGTTTGTGTTTTCCGGCACCGCAACCGATGATGGCGTGGTCTACACGTACATCGGTGGGGAGCGCATCACGACTGCTGTGTCCCTCAATGACGCTGCTGCGACGGTTGGGGCGGCTGTTGTTGCCGACATCACTGCATATGTGGCCGAGCACAACCTGCCAATTTCCGCGGCCGGCACGTCGACTGTAACGATCACATGCCTCCACAAGGGCACACTTGGAAACTACATCAATCTAGCTCAGAATCTGATCCCAGGTGAAGCGTTGCCGGCTGGTATCACTTGCGTCATCACTCAAGTCGGCAGCGTGATTACTGGAGCAACTGATCCTGACGTTGCCGACGCAATCACGGCCATCGGTGGATCTTGGTTCCAGACGATCATATCTGCCTACGCCGATGACACCAATCATGACAAACTCGAGGCTATGGCGCTTAGTTGGTGGCATCCATATGAGCAAAAGGACACATCGCTATTTATTGGAGCGATTGGAAACCAGGCCGCCCTCACTGCCCTGGGGAATGCGCGCAACAGCCAGTTCACCGTTCTGATGGGTGGTGGATTGAGCTCGTCTCCGCCGTGGGCTTGGGCGGCAGTGACTGGGGCTGTAGACGCGTATGAGTCTGACCCGGCTCGTCCGAGGCAGACTTTGACGCTCACTGGATTGCGTGCTCCAGCGCAGCCTGACATCTTTACGCAGACCGAGCGGAACACTTTGCTCTACGATGGGGTCTCGACGTTTACTGTGGGTACTGACGGAACGTGCTATATCGAGCGTTTGATCACCACGTACCAGACGAACGCTCTCGGCGTGGTAGACTCGAGTTACCTCAATCAGACTACCATGAGGACCTTGGCCGCTTTGAGATACACCTGGAACGCCTGGGTAGCCTTACGCTTCCCGCGAGCCAAGCTTGCTGATGACACAGCCAACGTGCCAACTGGACAATCGATTGTCCAACCGAAGACGCTTGTCAGTGAGGCGTTGGCTTGGTTCCGGTGGTGCGAGACCGAAAAAGGTTGGGTTGAGAACTGGGAGCAGTTCAAGGATGACCTGCTCATCGAGAGAGACTTGACCGACAAAGACAGAGTCAACATGCGCATGTCTCCCGACCTCATGAATCAATTCCGAGTCTTGGCTGGGCAGATTCAGTATCTACTATAAGAGGAGAACATCATGGCCGTAACTGGAATCATCAAACTGTACGTCAATGGTAAGTTGCAAAACACCGTTGAAGATCCAGCCATTACTTTGGGCGGGAAGAAGCGCGAGATTATCAAAGGACACAAAATCTACGGCCCAAAGGAATCACTAGAGCCGGGGGCGGTCAAATACAAAATCGCCCATATGAGCGATACAGACCTCGATGAACTGAGGAATCTGACCGACGCCACGGTGAAATACGAATGCGACACAGGCCCATCGTATTTGATCACTAATGGTTGCACTACTGAGCTACTTGAGTTAAGTGGTGGCATGGTTGACGTTGAGATCCAAGGCGATCCAGCCGAGGAGGAGTAACACATGGTAAGTGAAGCTGAACAAGCTACCGAGGAACTGCTCGAGTCTCTGAAAGAGAACGAAGCAGTAACTTTGAACGACGATGGCACTCGGACGGTCAAGCTTTCGGTACCGATCCAGATAAAGCAAGGCAAGGAGCTTGTCGATTGTGACGAGTTGACGTTCAAAGTTCCGCTTGCCAGAGACCTATTGGTTATGGATCAGGAAAAAGGTGTGATGGCGAAAAGTTTTCGGCTTGCTTGCCAATTGTGCGGCTTGAGTTATGGGAACTTCTTAAGTCTGAATGCCGAAGACTCTTTGCTGTGCGTTAGCGTCGCTCAGGTGATGGGAAAAAAATCACGAACTGGAGGGATCTCCTAGCAAACCTAGCCTACATATTCCACTTTCAGCCAAGTGAGCTATGGAGAATGACGACTGACGAGCTCCTTTTCTGGGATGATGCCGTAGGGAGAATTTCGGATAGGTTGAAGCGTGGCAAGTGATCTCAACATAAGTCTTGTCATCCGTGCTATCGACCGCGCTACCGCACCGATGCGGAAGATCACCAACAACTTCGAAGCTATAATGCGGGCCCAGACCAGAGCGCAAAGACTGTTTGATCGGGCAGCAAGCATGCGACAAGCAGCGGCTGGTGTGGAGAGGTTCGCTCGTGGTGCTCGTGGTATTATTGCTGGTCCAATACAGAGCTACGAGGATTTCGGTCACACAATAGCTAGGGCTGGTGGACTTGCAAGAGTAAGTGGCGAGCATCTCAAAGTTCTGCATGACGAGGCTTTGAGGCTGGGCTCGACAGTTGGTGAATTTTCTGCTAAGCAGGCCGCCGAAGGGATGGCAGAGTTTGGTATTGCTGGGTATAACGTCGCAGAGATAATGGGTGCCCTACCAACGACGCTTGATCTATCGTCAGCCGCAGGAATAGAATTGTCAGAGACTGTTGGAGTTATGACGGGGATAATGGGCGCGTTCAATCTTGATGCTACCAGAGCAACAGATGTTGCTGACATACTTACAGCAACATTCACCGGGTCAAAGACCACTCTACAATCTCTTGGTGAAACAATATCGTATGCTGGTGCAAACTTCGCTGAGCTTGGTGTTGACATTAAGACGGCCGCCGCCATGGCTGGTTTGCTTGGCAATGCTTCAATAGAAGGGAGCAGAGCTGGTACTGCAATGAATGCGGTATTAGCCAGGCTGACAGCCCCACGCAGAATGGGGTTGAAAGTGATGGAGAGTATTGGTCTTGGAAGAAAAGACATAGAGGACTCTACTGGCAAGCTACGCGAACCAATGAGGATACTTGCGACGATAGCAGAACGTACTGAGAAAATGACTGCCGTTGAGAGAAAGGGGGCTCTTACTCGTTTGTTCGGCATGGAGGCGGGTCCAGCAGTTGCTGTTCTAATGGCAAAGAACGGCTCTGAGAAGATGCTTGAGCTTGCCGATGCGATCGAGAAATCAAGGGGGCGTACGACAGAGCTTGCAAACACAATGCGTGGTACTGGAAGGGGCGCAACGCAACAGCTCACCAGCGCAATCGACACATTCAAAATTGTTGTCGGTGAAACTACAGACAGCGTACTGAGGCCTCTTAAGCTTATGCTTGCAGACATAATTGGTAGAATAACAGGATGGGCGAAAGAACATCCAAACCTAACTACAGCCATCATGATAACTGTTGGTGCAGTTGCAGCTTTAGCCAGCGTCGGGGCTGGTTTGATCTATACCATGGTGGCCATGACGAGTGTCATGGCTGTCTCCCAATATGGTATAGGTGGATTCAAGACAGGACTGCAATTACTGCGTGCAGGACTTGAAGCTACAGCTTTGCGGATGGAAGCACTCACAGCACAGACGATGGTACTTGATTCAGAAGTTCTTCCGGCCCGTAGAGGCATAGTTGCACTCTCGCGAACGATAGTAAGATCTGCTGTGCCTGCAGCAATCGCATGGGCCGGAGCTCTCTGGCCAGTGCTTGTTGTGATTGCCGCAGTTGCCGCTGTAAGTGCAGCGGTATATTTCGCCGTCAAGTATTGGGATGAGTTGACAGCTATCTGGGAGAGGTTCAAAAACGCAAGTCTTGCAACAAAGATAGTAATTGTCGCACTGCTGGCGCCTTTCTTGGCGTTGGCTAGCCCTATACTAGCCATAGCGTTTTTGGCTAAGAAGGTCATCGATAACTGGCAACCGATAAAGGACTTCTTCTCCACTCTGTGGGATACTATTACTGGAGGAATCAATAAAGCGATGGCAGCTCTAGAGAGTTTCGAGTTGCCAGCACCTCTACAAGCCATACTTGATTTCCATCTCAAGGTTGGCAGAGGAATAGAAAACATAGGTAAAGAGATTGGATTTGTTGCTGCCGGAGGAGCAGCAGGGGCAACAAATCTTAAGACTAGCGAATTCTTAGAACGTACTGAGGGAACATCGAGTCTGAACAGTAATGTCAATCTCAAGATCGAGTTTGATGATCGTGGCAGACCATTCGTCCGTGGAGCCGAGGCAGATCGCGGTGTTGATCTTGAAGCAGTCTATAACGGATATGCTCTTGGTGGTGCGTGATGGGCTGGCGAGAACGATTACAGCTTGATGGATCTGCCTCATTCCGTGGGGTAGAATTCGAGGTATCGTCGTCTGTTGGTGAATTCGGTAGGCGAACTATAATCCATAGATATCCTGGGAGGGACGACGTAGGCGCAGAAGATCTTGGTCGTCAGCCTCGCACATTTCCTCTCGAAGCATTTGTGCTCGGCGATGACTATATGACCAAGCGCGACGAGCTCCGTGAGGCTTTCGAGACTAAGGGGCCAGGAGATCTTGTCCATCCGTATTGGGGTAAGATTAGAGTTGTCGTAGATGGTAAAGTCAGGATAAGCGAGACGCCACGCGATGGTGGCATGGCCCGCTTGTCAATGACGATGGTGCAGATTAGTGACACGCTCTCGCCGACAGTTGAGCCAGATACACAGGCTGCGGTCGAAGAAGCATGTGATGAATTGAACACAGCTCTGGCTGAAGAATTTGATGACAACTTTTCTGTGATAGGGTACGTGGCTGACGTGTTGACTGCCGCAGTAAATCTTGTGAATGCTGTAGCGTCTGACATCAATAGCGTCAAAGGTTACGTCAATTCTGCCATGGCTATCGCCGACTCAATCGGGGCCGCGATAGATTCCGTTACGGATGCGATATCTGATTTGATTTTACTGCCTGGACAGTTGGCATCTGAGTTGAAGGATGTCTTCAACGGCATCATGGATTCGATTGCGTCGATAGGTGACGCATGGAACAGCTACTTTGGAGATGATGAGACTCCTGGAACAGTTGCTGGTACACCGTCTACTTCAGCAATATCAGGTACCGTAGCAAGTGGCGATGCTAGAGTAGACTTGGCCATGAGGACATTCAGGGATCTGTCGGCGTTCGGTGATGACCTCGACGATGTGCCCACGACAACTACGCAGAGAGAACAAGAGTCAAACAACCAGACTGCATTTGTCCAATTCATCAAAGCTACGGCCACCGTGGAGGCATGCCGAGCAATTGCAGCCATGCCATTCACATCAGCTAGCAAAGCGGATGAGGTTAGAGACGAGCTGTGTGATGCCTTGGATGTCCTCGCTGACTCATCGACTGACCTGACCTATGGGCTATTGGTAGATTTACGTGCGGCACTTGCTTTCCATCTGTCTCAGATTACGGCAGACCTACCAAGCGTGGTCGAGTATACTCCGGCCACCACGCTACCAGCGTTGGTGATCGCTCAATATCTCTATGGGGACGCAACTCGAGAGCAAGAGATTATAGATCGCAACAACGTACGCAATCCTTGTCGTGTGCCTGGCGGTGAAGTCTTGGAGGTCTTAAGCGAATGAGTGAAGGACTCCAATTGCACGTCAATGGCTGGAGGTATGGCGGTTGGCAGACTCAGCGCATCACTCGCTCGATTGAGCAGTTAGCTCACAGTTTCTCCGTGACGTTCACAGATCGCTGGGGGTCCAAAGAGGATATACCAATAGAAGCTGGTGACTCTGTATCGATATCTTATGATGATGAATGGATTACAGATGGTTGGGTAGATGAAGACACATCAGACTATAGTTACGATGAGTATACGTTGTCATTTACTGGCCGTTCTCGCACATGTGACTTAGTCGACTGTGCCGCGATTCATCGTGGCGGGCAATGGAAGGGGCAGGGGTTGTTGAAAATAGCCAAGGACTTGTGCAACCCATTTGGCATAGAAGTCACAACGAATGTCGATCTTGGCAAGGTATTCACCCCAAAGTTTACGTTGAATGATGGTGAGTCAGTATTTCAGGCCATCTCTAGAGCAGCAACGATGCGCGGTGTGCTCCCATTAACCAAAGCAGATGGTAATCTAATATTTGATCGTGTAGGTAGAGCAAAAGTAGCGACTAAGCTTGAATTCGGAAAGAATATTCTTCGTGGTAAATGTCGACATGATTGGCGAGAGAGATTCTCTAACTATATAGTTAAGGCGCAAACGCAAGGTACCGATACAACATTCGGTACGTCTGCTACACAATTAAAAAGAACTGCATCTGATGAAGGATGCACAAGATACCGCCCAACTATAATACAAGCTGATAACGAGGATAGCGGATCTGAGTTACAGAAAAGGGCATATTGGGAAAGAAATGTACGGATAGGCAGAGCGAAATGGCTGACATATACCGTGCAGGGTTGGACCCACCGCGATGGGTTATGGGAGCCAAATACGTTGGTATGGGTGACTGACAAAATCGAGCGAATCGACTGTGAACTGCTTATTGTTGAAGCAACCATGACTAAAACTGAGGATGAAGGATCTTTGACTACACTGTCTCTTACATTACCAAAAGCTTTCGATGTTCAGCCAGTACCTCCACAAGAGGAAGTTAGAGGTAGATGGTAATGCCAAGCTTAGCCGACACGTTAGCGAGAAGAGTTGTAGCTCCTGTGATTCGGCAGGTTAGGCTGCTCATCTCTCGTGGCGTGGTCGAGCTCGTGAACGACAGCTTGAAATGCCAGGGCCTACAGGTATCGTTGCTGGCCGATGAGTTGCGCGACAATGTCGAGCGTTTCGAAGACTATGGCATGACGTCACATCCTTTCATCGGGGCAGAGGTCCTATATCTATCGGTTGGTGGAAACCGGTCGCTTGGCGTGGCAGTACGCGTGCTAGACAGAAGATACCGACCGAAGAGCATGGGCGAGGGTGATGTCTGCCTATTCACAGATAAGGGTGAACGAGTCTACATCGAGTCTTCTAGCGACATCGTGAACCTCGGAGCGAAGAGCGCTTCTGATTTTGTTGCCAAAGCCTCTATTGTCGACAGCCGTTTGGACGCGTTGGAGAGTTTTGCCGCGAGCCATACTCATGGTGGAGTAACTGCAGGTGCAGCATTTACCGCTACAGCTGTTGGGGCACCATCAGGATCAAGTACCGCCGCGTCGAAGGTTAAGGCAACCTGATGCTCCAGATGATTTGGGATAACTACGGTCAGACCGTAGATCTACAGCGGGATGGCAATTTCGTTTCGAACGAGCTGCTCTATACAGCGGTCATGATTTCCTTGTTCAGCCGACGCCGAGCGAATGACGATGATGTACTTCCAACACAGAGTCCCAACCGTGGCGGGTGGTGGGCCGATGCCTATGCTGAGGTAGATGGAGACAAGATAGGCTCCAGGTTGTGGTTACTTAACAGGTCGACGCTCAATCAAAGCACGCTGAATCTTGCTAGAGAATATGCACTCGAGGCTTTACAATGGATGGTGGATGATGGTATAGCATCATCTGTGGATGTATCTGCGTCCATGCTTGGACAGGAGATCCTTGTGTTGACTGTCAATATAACTAGGCCTACCAAGCCAGCCACCAAATGGTCGGGTATTTGGGAAGCCCACATGGAGCAGCTCTGATGCCAGTTACGCGGCCGACATTACCAACTCTGCTGGCGCGAGCTCGTAGCGATATCCAGACGCGACTTGATGGTGCTGTGGCCTCGCTGAGACGCACGTTTGAATCTGTGATCTGCAAAGTAGTCCAGGGCGCAGCTCACGAGCTGTATGGGCATCAAGTGTGGATATCAAGGCAGATGATTCCCGATACTGCCGAAGCAGAGCTGATGTCGCGATGGGCATCCATCTTCAACATCTATCGATCATCTGCTACAAAAGCAAGTGGCACCGTGGACATTACTGGATCGAATGGTAGCACATGTCCAGATGCCACAGAATGGCAGACAAATGATGGCACTATTTACATCCAGGACGGAGATGCAACGATTGCCGGTGGAGGGGCGACCATCACGGTCGAGGCTGAAGTAGCCGGTGCTGATGGCAATCAGGATGTAGGAGCAACGTTATCTCTCGTATCACCTGTTGCCGGCATTGACTCAGATGGCACCGTCAGCGGTAGTGGATTGACTGGCGGAATCGATGAAGAGTCTGATGCCTCCCTGTTAGCCCAGCTGCTCAGTAGATTGCGCAACCCTCCGAGTGGGGGTGGCCCTGGAGACTACGAGAATTGGGCTCTCGAGGTGGCCGGTGTAACGAGGGCCTGGCAAATCCCCAACGGTGATGGCCTCGGCACGGTCGTCCTATACTTTGTCATGGATGACAAGGTTGGTACCATCATCCCGGATGCTGGCGAGGTCAGTAACGTCCAGGATTACCTTGATAGCGTCGCCCCAGTGACCGCCGATGTGCATGTTTACGCTCCAAGTGCAGTAGCTGTTGATTTCACGATATCGGTAACTCCGGACACACCTGCAATTCGTGCAGCTATTGAAGCAGAGCTTGAAGACTATATCACAACTAATGCTACGGCAGATGGAACAGCAATATTCTATCTATCACAGCTGAACGAAAGAATCTCCTTGGCTACTGGTGAAATCGATCATACCATGACTGTTCCGGCTGTGGCTCCAACATTTGCTGTCGGCGAGATTGCGATTATGGGTACAGTGACTTGAGGCTAACATGAGTGGACTGACAGACCTCGCTGAGCAAGCCGCCCTTGGAGTATTACTGCCAAACGGCATCGATGTGTGGATTGGCTTCTTCACAGAGCTGCCACCAACCAACGACGGTACTGGTGGCACCGAAGCTAGTGGGTCAGGATATGCCAGGAAAGAACACCAAGCATGGATCAACACAGCGTTTGGAGATATTACATACCGTGTCAACAATGGGGCGATCGAATTCGACGCGCTAACAGCCGATCTTGAAGATATCGTTGGGTGGGGTATTTGGGACGCATTGGTAGCTGGCACATTGATTGCGTTCGGCCCAATCCTCGACGTAGCTGGGAATGAGATTACCAAAACATTCACGAACGGTAATCAACCTAGGTTTATTGATCAGGAATTGAAGATCGGGTTGGGCTGAAATGTTTGAAGATGTTTACGCAGACGTCTCCTCGACCATCTACGTGGCTGGCTACTACGATTCTGTCAACGACGTATACGCTCGTGTACTTCAACAGCTACTTCCTGATGGAATAATCTGGAAGTGGGCAGACGAGAGCGATGCATATAGCCTACTCAGAGCCATAGGCTACAGCTTTTGTCGCGTGGCAGAACGAGCTCAAGATCTGCTGAAAGAATTTCATCCAGATACTATGTTAGAGATGCTCGAGGATTGGGAACGTGTCTTCGGCCTGCCTGGGGACAATCCAACTCCACCAACCACACTTGCTGCAAGGCGAGGAGCTGTACACGCTAAGCTGCTTGGATATGGTGACCCAACAGTTTCATTCTTCGAAGCGATAGCCGCATCTCAAGGTTACACAGATGCGTATGTGAATAGGCATTTTCTGTCATCGTTTGTCCCTGGCTATGTTGCTGGAGATCCAGTTTCCTCGAAGTGGCAATATGTCTGGGAGATGGTAACCCCTAGGGGCGACGATGACACATTGCTGCAATGGAGCTTAGGGAATGTTGCCAGAGCTCACGGTGTGATGCTGATGTTCTGGCTACTTAATCCAGAATTGCAGTCATTCGATACTCCTGGGAGCAGCGCATTTAATGCTGTAAAATACAATGGAAGTGATTTGTGGGTTGCAGTCGGAGAAGACGGTTCAATTCAGACATCTTCAGACGGTGAAACATGGGTAAAAAGGACTGCGGCCGGTGGTTATACTGGAGAATTTCATGATGTTGCATACAACGGCTCTGATCTATGGTGTATCGTAGGGGAGAATGGTGAAATACAAACTTCTCCCGATGGGATAACCTGGACTCACAGAACAGCAGCAGCAGGAACTCCTCTGTTTAGAGCAGTTGAGCATGATCAATCTGGCTTATGGTGCGCCGTCGGCGACTCAAATATGGCGCAGACATCACCTGATGGAATTACTTGGACTGTTCACTGGCCTGTAGCCGCAGGCACACCTATACATTGGCAAGGGGTGGCGTATGGTCTTAGTGGTTGGATCATATGTGGATACTATGGAGCATCTCCTTATGATGGGAGGATACAAACTTCACCTGATGGAGTCACATGGACTGTCAGGACTCCAGTCGGTACACCGGATCGTTTCTACGACATAAGCTTTGATGGGAGTGGCCAGTTCCTTATCGTTGGTGAGAACGGCCAGTTGCAAACGTCGGCAAACGGAGTCGACTGGCGTAGACGAGAAGCACCCAGTGGCTCTACGATAGACCTCCTCGATGTTGTCTACGCTGGAAATAGGTGGATCGTGATTGGCGACAGTGGTGAGTTGATCGAGTCATGGTACGGTGAGGACTGGAAACGTCAAGTGTTGACAAAGACAGACGTGTATGGCATAGGCTACGGCGACGGAGTCTGTTGTCTTGTAGGTGGAACGGCAGGTGACCAAGTTTACACGGCGGAGACGTAATCATGCACAGAGTGGATTCTAGTACACGCGCAGTAGATCTGTTTGGCCCAGGAGAGGATGGCTTCACGGAGGGCAATCCCGGAGTAACTCCTGCGACTGAGACCACCGACGACTGGTTTAATGGGGTTCAGGAGGAGATATGCAACGTCATAGAGGATTCAAATATCGCCTTAGTGAAGGGCACACGCAATCAGTTATCACGCTCTATTAGAGGAGCATTTGCCACGCTGATTCTGAACAATCAAGCCGATCAAGCCAACCCAAAAAGCTTTCGGCTTGAGGGAATAACGTGGAGTAGCAGCCTTGGTTTGTTCGTCGCTGTTGGCTCTGCGGACGGAGTTGATGCATATATCGTTACGTCACCAGACGGCACCACCTGGACAGAGCGAGCGAATCCGAAGAATTTCAAGTTGTATGATGTCGTATGGTCGTCAGATCTGGCACTATTCATAGCTGTCGGAAATTCCGACGGTGGAGATGCATATATCGTTACGTCACCAGACGGCACCACCTGGACAGAGCGAGCGAATCCGAAAAGTGTTTCACTATTCGGAGTCACGTGGTGTAGCGATCTGACTTTAGCCGTAGCCGCAGGTTCGGTTGATGGTGCGGATTCATACCTAATCACATCCCCTGATGGAATTAACTGGACAGAGCGAGTCAATCCTAAAAACGTCAGCTTATATGACGTCGTATGGTCATCTGATTTAACTCTCTTCTGCGCTGTTGGGGCTGCAGATGGGGCTGATGCCTACGTAGTCACGTCACCTGACGGTGTCACGTGGACTGAGCGCACCAACCCAAAGAATTTCGAGCTACATGGTGTTGAATGGAGCGATGAGCTTAGTTTGTTCGTTGCGGTTGGGGAGGGTGATGGAACCGACAGTTACATTGTGACCTCGCCTGACGGGACCACTTGGACTGAGAGATCCAATCCGAAGAATTTCGATCTCAAGGATGTGATCTGGAACCCAGATCTTGATGTGCTCTTTGCGGTTGGTTTTAACGACGGTAGCGATGCGTATTGTCTCATGTCGCTGGATGCCATTACATGGTCTGAAGTCGCTATGGCAGACGACGAGGATTTATATGCTGCGACCTGGAGCCCTGATTTAGGGGTGTTCGTTGCTGTTGGCGAGCTGGATGGGGCGGATGCGCATATAACAAAGAGCCTTAACCTACCATTCTTTGGGAGTTGAGTATGAAGTATCTAGTTGTAGCAATCATGATTGTGTATCCGTTGGCTACTTTGGCCGCAAACGTCCCCCTATCAGCCACTGATACTGGCATCTCAGCCGAGAATCTTTCAGACACACCGATGACAGATCCGATCCACATGGAAGGATCCGGCAAGCAAAGCAATCAGCTTTCGATCACGTGGGCGGTAACGCCAGGTTCGTCAACGCGAATTCAAGTCACATGCTGGACATCAAATCTGAAGACTAGCGGGTATGGACAACGTGGATTCTGCGATAACGCCTCGCCATCCAACTGCCATCCTGACGTGCGCGAATTTACACTATCTGAGTATACTACCGTGTCTGGAAAGAAATGGATCAAGACAGAGTGGGAGATCACGGAGGAGTGGGCGAAGTGCTCTGCTGACGATCCTGATGATGGCACTGGCACTGTCACTGCTACAGGGACGAGGAGTGAGCGATGAGTAATAGGCAATTTATTTGCTATCTGCTTGTGATGGGGTGCATATTCCTCTTATGCTCAACAGCCTCAAGGGCCACCAGCGACCGCTCTCGAGGCGGTGGAGGAGGTGTACTAGCAGATGGGACTTGCCTCACCGATCTGGATCTTGACACGCATAAGCTCTACGGGGATTACTCGGCCGACTCAAACACATACATCTATCGCAGTGGTGCTGATGAGTGGACCATGGTGGCTGGTGGAGTTGATGCGGCTATCTGTGACGCCTCCTATTGCACGTTTGCTAGTGGGCCTATGATAGGCGCATCGATTCCATTTGCAGATGCCGCAGGGACGTTGACCTTACAAAACGTCGACGCGCTGGACGGGACTACCTTAGCCACCATCGTAGCAGCCATCAGCAGCAACGGATCCGAGTACGACGATGATGTCTCAGTGTGCTGGGGCGACGATGATGACTTCTGCATCGAGCACGATACGGACGGCACTCCTGATAGACTGCGTCTCACCCAGGCAGACTGCGATGGATCGCCATGCGCTCCGTTGGAGTTTTACAAGGAGGGGGGGACCAATGTAGTAGCCATACGAGCATCATCGGTAACGAACCCGGACGCTAAGATGACATTTGGACCGCCTGGAGCGTCGAGCTATGGCTTGGGGGCTAATGATTCGCATTTTACGGGGAAGGTGGAGATTACTGGTAATTTTTACGCAGGCAACGCGTCATATGTCGGCAATGTATGGCTTTCGGGCGGGGAAATATTCGGAGCAACAAATTTTGGTGTTATAAAACCGAACTTATATACACAGACTATTAATACCCTCGCTTTATTGACCGGATCTGACTCGAACTATATTTTCATCGGGTCCTATGATGACAGTGGGACTAACTTTGGTATAACAAAACCGAATGACAACGCAGTCATAATACAAAGTATCGACGAGACGGATGTAACAAAACACTCTGTATTATTTTGGAACCGCCTCGCCTTAGGGGGCGATGGTGGAGGTCTCGGTTGTATCAATCAGACCTTCGCCTACGACGACTTCGTGGACGGTGGAGGCGTAGTTGGAACGCTCGTGCTCGACGAAGGTATCCCGAACGGCGCGGTTGTGCAACGCGCGATCCTGCATACCCTTGTTCCAGGATTTACTGGCGGTGCGAATTCGACGGCGACTGTGCAGATAGGTGATGGTACCGATCCAGATCGGTACAATACTGGCACACCAGACATCTACACGACCAACGCAAGTGGCGTCGATTTGGGTGTTCCGTCCGGTACAGCCTGGCACGACGATGCAAAGAACGTAACAGTCACCGCCACGGTCGACAATGATTGGAGTACGATTTCAGCCGGGGAGGCAACGGTGGTTGTCTGTTACTGGGCACCATAAAGGAGGGATTACCATGTTGAGGTTTATCTGTGGTTGTATCGTAGGCATTGTTCTTGGTACGTGCGTTTACGCATTAGCCGTGAGCACATCAAAGGGCTACACAGTATTCAAAAGCGTGCCAATAACTAATCCTGTCGCCGTCGACATATTCGCCAGAGGCGTTACGGCTGCGTGTAGCGACATAGACACTGAGGCTGAAGCAACGCCAGGAACATGCGCAGCGCACATGGCTACTCCGACAGCGGGATCGTGTATCAGCATATGCGCGGTCGATACCGATGGAGATGGGGTGTCAGATGTGGCTCATGCGACAGCAACGTTTATGATGCCAGGCGATTTCGAGGTGAGCTCGCCTTAGAGTAGGACTGGTCATGGCAACACAACGTAGGGGACTGAAATGGTGGGGGGCTGTTATTGGGATCGTAGTTGGTCTGCTCACCATTGCCGTGCTCAGCTTGACGTTGTGTAGCCAGATGAATCTTGCTTCGCCGGTCAGCGCCGCAACGAAGGATGAGCTAGCCGAAGTCAAAACGAGGGTTGATGCGACAGACGATCGCATCGATGCGCTGGAGAAAACACTCGCGGAAATGGATGGCAAACTTGATACGGTCATCCGCTTGCTGCGCGATAAACGGGTTGACGAACGTCACAGAAGGTGAGATAACTGCGGCATGAGACTTCTGCACGATCCAGGGCACGGCGGGCATAACCGAGGACTTCAATACGCCGGGTTCGTTGAGCGTAGGTGGGTAGTAGACTTCAGTCACTTCCTGATGGATAGGCTATCGGCCTTGTGTAAATACCAGTGCATGGCTAGAACATCTGACGATTACATTCGCTACACCGTCAGGGCTCGTCGAGCTGCCGAGTGGAAAGCAGACCTGGCATTCTTGCATCATGTCAATGGGTTGTTCTACAAGGAAGATCATCACAGAGCTGGGCAGGGCAATCCACACGGGAGCGGAACGATTTGCTTTGTCGCACCCGAAGATGAACTCTCCCACCGCGTAGCTGAGGCTTTGATTAAAGGCTTGCCGAAAGAGCTGTGGAGAAAGAAAGACTACCTGATTACGGCCAATCCAGATGATTGGACCGAGAACGCCTACGGGCACCTCCATCATTACACTAATAAAGGAATCCCCACAATCCTGATCGAGTGGGGGTTTGCTACTAATGATGCAGATCGTAGAGCGTTGCAGAACGACAAGGTTCGTGATGGCATGGCCAAGGCTGCTGCCGAGGCCGTTCTAAAATTCAGGGAGTTAAGAGGGTGACATGAAGGATTCGATCAAATCCGTGGCTTGGAAGTACGTAGGGGCAATGTTCCTCGAGCAGAAAGATGGGGGTATGGCTGTCAGTCTTGGCCGCGTACTCTTGTTGTCTGTGGTTGGTGTTGCTATGTGGAAATGGGGGCATGATGCCAATCCACCGGATACGATGATGAAGGTCTTGTACACGCTCTTTGGGTACGTATTCGGGACGAAGGTGGTGACTGCTGTGCAAGACATTGTTGGTAAGGCCAAACAATGAAGCAGCTCAAGGCAATCATCTTGACTGCACTGGTCGGAGTTGTGTCTGGCGCACTATTCGTCTGGCAGATTCTCAGAAGCAAGATGACGACTAGGTCGGAAGTCAAGCGGATGGAAAAAGAGGCCAAACGAACCGACGAGAAAGCTAAGCGTCGAATCAGAGAGTCAGAAGCCAGAGCTAGCGCTGACACTCTAAGAGACAGGATAAAGGCCGAGGAGAAACGCAATGCTACCGACACTAGTCTTTCTGCTGTCCACGATCGCCTCGACAGAGAATCTCGAATTCGTCGATCCAATCGCTGAGGAGGATGTTTGGACAGCACCAGCTTTGCCGGAGTGGCCTGCCGATCTCCCCCCAAAGCTGGAAGTACCGAAAGAAGCCGAATGCTTTCTCAAGGGCGACGTATGGTCCATGGATGAATGGGTCCTCGGAGAGGGGCTGTACATTCCCAAGCCAAGAGGCGACGCTGAGGGTGCACTCCTCAGTGCTTGTCTCGATATGCCCGAGCTCGTGCAAATGCAGCTCGATCGCATTCGCAGGGAAGTCTTGTCAGATTTTGTCTCAGAGGAGGTTGACCGTCATGTCTCCCGGGCCCAGGCCGACATGATGCAGGAGCAGGAATCGGGCGGATTCCTATCAGGGCTCGCTTTGACTGTGGTGATCGTAGCCACCGCATTGGGATTTGCAGCTGGGACCCTGCTCGGCGGATACGTCATCGCTCATTGAATAGCACATCTGGTCAAAACAGTCTGGGCAATTCCCTTGTACTCGTTGTGCTTCTTGACCGTAGCTTTGACTTTGTAGGTCTGACCAATCTCGAGATCTGGATCATTTGAGGAGAACCAAGTCGCCTGATTACCTTCGCCCTCGATGAATCGATAGACACTAACCGTGCCATAGTCTCCTTCAATAACGCGGCAACCTACAACAGTCAGCTCGAAAACTTCACGCTTCTTGACGACGCCAAAATGGTTACTAGCGGCTTGGGCACGCCGTCTCTCGACCTCGCGTTCGATGTGGCGGCGATACGATACCAAGATCGAGCAAGTGATTCCGAGCAGCTTGACGGGCACTGAAGTCATACTCGCCACGGTCCGCACGTTGTAGAGATAGTCGCTGTCGGTCCCTTCACCGGCTGTGGCAGCCCACTGCCAGGCTTGCTCGGCCTCGGTGCGATCTTTGTCCTCGACCCGACGACGCAGCCAATCCGCGCAATCCTCGCCGTCCCTTGTCTTTCCGATCGCGAAGTAATCGCGTTGGACCTCGTCGGCGGTCGCTTCGCAAGGCATATCACTATCACGTGCTGCGGTGCGACTCAGCCAACCGTGCTCGCGGATGGCAACGATGGTGCGGCTCAGTACGTCGATTGGGTCGAGCCTGACCGCTTCACGCGAGCCATGAAAGCCTTCCTCTTCTTCGAGCAGGCCGGCCACGTCGATCATGTATTGGCACTCAGCAGCGGCCCTGCGGGGATCATGACCGCCCAAGAAGTCGGCTAGACAGTTGCGCCCGACTACTTGCCACTTGCTATTAGTGTCATGCAACGCAAATGTGTCGGTTCGCTGGCGGTGTGTGCGGCAGTGATCGCAGCGGCCTGGCTCGACATCGCGGAGCTCAACCGGTACCGTTTCTCCGGGCACGTTGGCAATGATCACCATGCCGTCCACATGCATCAGCTTGGCAGCCAACGTCCACCCATCGACGCGCGGGGGTTCGCCGAGGACTTCGACGTCGCGCTTGCGCAGGATAACGTCTTTCCCATCGAAGCGCGTTTTGACGTCGTACGGTTCCCCGATGTGCAGCTCGATCGGTTGACAGCCTAGCTTGACGGCTCGTCGATTGATCTTGTCGACCTTGTGCTGGAGTTCGGGGATCCGATAGTCAAGCACTTGATACGTCTTTGTTTGATTTGTCTGTGTCATCGTTTCTCCTGTATGCCTTGTCATACATACAGTCTAGACGATCGAGCACAGTGTGTCAAATAAATCTACAGGGAGATGTCGATTTTGTACAGTGTGTGGGTACACACCTACATATCGTTATCGGTGGGATTCTGCTTGTCCAAGTAGACGCACTTCTCCTCCGCCACCCAAGGACAATACCCCAGGAAGGCGCGCATCCTCTGAGCAATACCGATACCTGCCATCAGCCCGACTACGAATGCGGCCGAGTACGAGAACCAAATCCAGATCCAAACTGAGAGTTCCTCACCCGTCATAGCCGGCCGGCCCTTTCTTCCTTGTGGATCTCGATGGCGCGTTCTCGAGTGACTGGCTTTTCGGCCACACACCGATCCCGGGCTCGCTTCCATCGATCGTACTCATCCGCAGTGACGGAGATGAGATTCAGCTTTCCGAAATGCAGTGACCCACAATCACTGCCATCACGATCGTCTGCCAAATCCCAGAGCATTGACACGAAAAACTCGTCGTCAAAATCTGCTACGACTACGAGGTCGACGTCGCTGTCTGGCTTGGGGGTGCCATACACACGGCTACCGGTGACGAATGGTAGTCGTTTTGTTTCCTCGAGCTTCTTCTCGAGCTCCGCGATCCGTCGCCGAGCTCTTGCGATAGGTGTGTCAGGCTCACAGCCAGGACAACTTTTGTCTCGGCACGTGACGAGATGAGTCGAAAATGTGGCCCGTTTTACGAATGCTGACATACCAATCACCCCGAGCACATCGCCATCGCCACCATGAGCGCGATGATCCCGACCGCAAATAGAAATCCGAAAAGCATCGGCTCAGTGACCTCGTCACGGATGAAATATTGGATCCTGCTTTTGAGTTTCATCGTCTTTCTCCCGCTTTTTTGAATCGTTCCTCAAGTCGCGCCATCCTCTGGCGGACCTCGTCCATCTCTCGCTGTAGAGGTGCGAGGCTATTGATTTTTTGCTCGGCGGTACCGAGACGGTGATTGATTTGCCCAAGAACCGCATCGATCGCGTCAATCCTCTCTGTGATATCGGTCGTCCCGCGCGACGGTGCACGCATGTGATTCCCGCAGCCCCGACATACATACAACCCTTTGCTGAGGATCATGTCGTTGCCACACTTGAGGCATGAGATAATGCGGCTCATCTTACTGCTCGACTTTCACACCGCCCAGCCCTTGAGCGATGTTGTTGGCCGCCGCATGGGCGAGCTTGGCAAGTAGAGCGCGGTCACAATTGAGGTAAGCTGACACATGTCGATTGATGCCTTCCTCGATCTGACGCGCCAAGTCATTTTTCGAGATTGTCAGTTGCTCGTCCATCTCATCTACTCCACTGGGGGTGATTCGTCCGTGCTACTCGTCGTCGCAATCGCGATCTGGCCCGACATCCGACTCACCTCGTACCCATGCGGCGCAAGCAGCCTCCGCATCCTCCGTCGTCGCGTAAACCCACCTTTCATAGGACTCGTCGTGCCAGGCCCACCACCGCGCTTTCAAATCCTGCACCTCTATCCGTGCGTTGGCGACGGCCTGCGCGCAGAGTTCGCGCGCCCTCACATCGGCGTCTATGTGCTCGGGCACGATGCCTAGGGTCTCGAGCTCGGCGCGGTGCTCGCCAACCTCGGCCATGTCGGTCAGGCCGCTGGCGAGGGCGACGTCGCACAGCGCTACTTGCAGGGTGTCGCCTGCCTGGGCCGCCTCGTTGCGCAGGGTCTCAATCTGATAATCGGTAACTTCTCTCATCGTCGTCTCCTTTTACACGTTAGAATTTGGATCTGCGATTACCCTCGGTCGCCGAGGCGGGGTCCGCCGGGCTACCGTACACGTCGTAGGACCGACTGTAGTCGCCTAGGTCCTCGAGATCGAGCACATCCAAAGGGTTGCGGTCAGCACCTACTTGCTCGCGGTCAGTGCGGAGGTCACGCCGCAGGCGGGCGTCGTCCAGTTTGGCTTGCTGCTCGGACGACAGCTCGATTTTGGCGGACTCGCCGCGTACGAGGCGACCGCCCTTGATCACCCAACATCCACCGTCGGAGTCGGTGATCTCGAGCTCGTAGCCCCGCAGCCTCTTGGCTACACCGGCCGCCTGTTGTTTGGTGAGGCCGGTCTTAGCGGCCGGGAGCTTGGTGCCAGCCACGTCGCCGGAGGTGCCGCTGCGCAGTGCTGTAGGGGTGATTGTCCAGGTGAGCTGCTTTTTGTTTTGTGTCGTCATGATCCTAGTATCGTCGATTCGGGCTCGTTGTGCAATAAAAATCTACAGGTGGATGTCGATTTTGTACGGTGTGTACTACTTTGTCCTACACGCTACTGAATCTCCATCCACAGCCCGGCCCGCGAGCAAATCTCCCTGAGAGCTGGGCACCCTAGGCCCGGCCTTGACTGGCACTGACAGCCCCTCTGATGGCGCGCCGTCCACCTCTCTCTTAGCTGACGTAGAGCCATCTCCCCACGCGCTTCGATAATCTCTTGGTCGATATCGCATATCGACGACGACGAGCACCGATCCACCGAGTATATCGAGCACTGGTTTGACTGCTGTAGCTGCATCGATCAGCACCTCCTGCCTGACGATTGTCTCATATCCACTTGGCCACCTCACTTTGATCGCATAGGCATTTGATCCCATACTCTTCCCAGGACTTTCGGCATCTTGACAACCTGTCCGCCTTCGTGTGCTTGTTTCACAAATACAGGTATGTCGCTATCGACACATTGCCTAACAATGCCCGCAATCCATTGATTGTCGCACTCGCGACGTCGAGGTCCTGACTCGGACCCTATGATTAGCCAATCAGCTTCGGAGTGACAATTCTCATTCATGGTGCCGCTGTAGACACGTCTGAGATCTATCGGCCCCAAAAGCGGCTCGAGCGAGAGGAAACGTAGGACGGCTGGAGTCCTGCGTAGATCTGGCCACAAACGTTCGAGGTCTGATTGTGTTGATGCTGACACTCCGAGCAAGACATTAGGTAAAGGCCACTGTAAGCATCCCCATTGTTTTGCAATCAAACGACCTGCTTCTTCGACAGAATCAATAGCATAACTAGCAACTACCTTTGCTGTCCTACTATCACCCAATCTGAAATAGTTAGAATATTCAGGTGCTGGCAAACATTCTGATGTTTGTTGAAACCATCGCCTCATTCTGTCTGGTCGTTTTGTGAGAACCAAATATGTATGGTTTGGAGTGGCTGCCATCACTCCAAAGATTGCCGCAATGTCTTCACTGCTAACCTCTTTATGAAACAGATCCCCCATTGAACAGACGAATATCCCCTTACGCGGATTTCTCCATCGCAGTGGTTGGGTGAATCTATCACGATGCAACGTCACCTTGAATGGATCGTCTGCCGGATATCCACATCTACCACGCAGACGTTTTGCCATTCGCTCGGCGTAGCAATTTTTGCAGCCGGTAGCTATTTTGGTGCATCCTGTTACAGGATTCCAGACCTCATCAGTCCATTCGATCTTAGTCATCGACGATCTCCCCATCGCAAATCACGATCGAGCACCCAGCCCCATCGTCACTCACCCTCTCAAGCCAGATTTGAGCGTCGTGCTCCTCAGCCATCTGGGCCATGATCTTGAGACCCTCTTCATCAAGACGTGACCCATCACGTATACGTAGCACGTTGAGCTTGGGGTTCATCGCCAATCCAATAGCCGTTGACACGCGCAATCGTTGACCATGGCTAGCTTGCTCGAACGGCACCTCATCGAAAGTCACCCCATCATCTGTAGCCGCGAGACCTTTGATTGGGTACTTGGCGTTTGCTGTTGCGTCGGCCTTCACCTCGTCGATCTGATGAATATAATTCGTCAGTCGATCCGATTCAGCCATCTGCTCTTTAAGCTCTGTCTCGAGACGGCGCCGTTCCTTCATGGATCGCACTGCGGCGTTTGTCTGCTCGGCGGTGGCAATCTTCTCGCGGATTTCGTCGAGGTCTTCATCGACAAGCGTCTTCACTTCGCCGGCTAGACGTTTGCCTTCGTCGGACGTGACCTTGAATTCTTCGCGAAGCTTAGCCAGCTTCTCCTCTGTCCGCTTGATTTCCTCGAGGAGACTTTTCGCGGTAGACCGCAACCCGTCGAGCATTTGCCGTTGCTCAGCGTTCGCCGCATTCACTTCCCTGCGGCGATCAATCTCCTTGGTGAGCTCGGCGACCGAGACTTCTTCATCCGGCACCTTGGCTCTTGGTGGCAGCTTCGAGATCGCCCCTTGTAGACGTTTGATCTCGCGCCCCACCTCGGTACGTTTATCGTATGCTTCCTTACGCTTCTCGTTCTCAGCGGTAAAGTCGAGCCCGACGAGCTTACGCAGAGTCTCAGCTTGCTTCTTCGGAGGCATGCGTTCGAACTCGAGGGGATCGAAGCTGATCGGTGAAGTGATCTCATCGAACAATTGTTGCGGTGATGTGATCCGCGAGCCATCCTTCGCATCGACTTTGAGGTATTCACCTTTCTCTGTGATCGTCAGCCTCGCGACGAACTCATCTGTCTCCATAACGATATTGGATTTGTCGTCACCATGACGGATTGGGTCGCGTGGTATGCGTTTCTTGCCGCCGAGAATAGCATCGATCGCAGATAGGACGCTTGTCTTCCCACTTCCATTGACCCCGCCAATGACGACCAGAGATCCATCTGGTTCGATCTCGGCGGTCTTGATCTTCATGAATGACTTGATATCGAGTCTTGTAATTTTCATCACCAATTAACCTCGTCTTCATCAGTCGGCGTGGGCGGCTCGTCATCAGCGGGCTTTGACGGCTCTGTCTTCGGTGGTGGTCCCTTCGCTTTCTTGCCTACCTTCTGAACACCTTCTTTTGGTTCCGTCGTTGGTAAATCCAATTGTGCATCTTCGGTTTTATCAATGGGAGCCTCGGTGCTTTTGTCGCGCACGACCTTATGCAGCCCCTCGCGCAACTCGTCACCCCCCCCGTCCCAATGCGGAGTCACATTGACGATGTCACGTTCCTCTTCAACAACGCGCATACCGCGCAGTTTATCGGGAAAAGCATCGCGTAATGCAAAAGCCCTAGCGCGCATCTGGAGCATACGCCATGGGTAATTGTTCCAAGTATTCTTTCCCCAAAGTCCAGCCGTTTTTGCATCATCTATTGTGAATGAACGTGTAACTGGCACCTTGCCACGACGCTTGGCTGTACAAGTAGCCTTGCCAGTCTTCTTGATCTCCTCGAAGTCATCCTCAATAATGTCTTCGCATTCCGGATCCGATTTGATGAGTGCCAACATCGCGTCACCCCACAGTGAGGGCCGCCCATTGATTACCGCGATGTTTTGGATCGCAGCCATCGGCGTAAGCCCCACCTCAGCGCCCATTTGCATAGCCACGAGGATTGCACCTGGGTTGCCGACATAGTCTTTAGGGACCATTCCGCTATGGGCGATGATCTTGGCACACTCGATAGCCTCTTGGAGATTACCCGGCCTCATCATACCAAATGAGTCCAGACCGACAGGCATCGCTTCACGTTTTTGCAGTGCCTTCTCTTCTTGTTTGGTTGGTTTGTCTGACATGTGTGTCTCCTATGATTTGCTGACCTTGATTCGTGGCTTGGTGACCTTCTCCACGGCTCCGACTTCGCAAAGCCGCTCCAGTGTTTCCCTCATGTAAGCCGCCGCTTTGCCTTTGGGAGCTCTTCCTTTCAGGACTTCCTGCAACCCTGATTTAGTAATCTTGAGAGCGATATTAACCTCATCCTTGGTGAGTTTCAACTCTTCTCTGAGGATGCGCATGGCTTTTGACGGCCTGATATAGTCTTGTTCCTGTTGGTCGATCGTAATCTCTCTACCGTCTGAGGTCACAACCGGCCCGCTGGCGATCATGGATTTGAGGACCTTATCATAATGCCGCAATGCTCTTCCTATAACACGCGAACGATCGTATAGGTCAGCAATGACTGTTGGTGTGATTGACGACTCATCATCGATTGCCTCCAAAGCCGTGATACCTGAGCGAGTCCACTCGTCCTTGGCTCGACAATTCATCTGTCTGGGACAGTACCGGCAGGCATCATAGCTCGGACCATACCGATTGGGGTCGGCCACTTGAGCGAGTAATTCATCGCGTAGCCTGTCGAGGTCTTCGTCGCGGAACTTGTGAATGCGAACCTCGCCTATTCGTACCCAGACTTCGGCCCCTAGGATGTAACCACGATCTGGCATACCATGCATATCGCGTAGCAAATAGGCATAGCTGCGAATCTGATTTGGATGCTCTGATGGACTCCAACCGAACTTCCAGTCGAGCACCGCATGTCCTGCTACACTGACAAGATCTGATGTTCCTCGTAGAGTGACTTCGTCAGATAAATCAGCAGCCATATGGCATTCGCACTCAGCTTTTGGATACCACTTTGAAAGCCATTCCCAAGCCTCTTTAGCGCGCCTAGCCATACCGACAAGCACGTCTGGATCAACACCGTAGATGTCAGCCGCTTGGTCTATGGTGGCCCCAAATCCGGTTATTAACCGAGGCATGCACGCATGGCCAGCAGTGCCCTCGATTGCTTCTGGATCGTTTGGCGAATACGGCGCGTCTGTTGGGATGAGACTTCCAGCACAGTGAAGTGCACGATCTGTCGAGCTGGATCTGACCGTTGTCATGACGCGTCACCTTTCTTGCTCAGCGCTCTCCACGCTTTCCAAAGCCTACGGATCGCTTCCTTTTCCATACGTCGCTTTGCTCTGTTATGTGCATGTGCCTTCGTCATCTTTTCATTTCTCTCAAGCTCGTAAGCTTTCCGCGCATCATATATACGTCGGAATTCACCAGCATCTTCGCCCTTCCCCTGACCCTTTATCAGGCAATCACCAAGCGTCCACACAGCCGACCTCCTGGTTGGAGAGTACCCCATTTCAATCGCCAGCTCTTTATCCAATGTTTTGCACTGCCGCTTCCCCTTAATGACTGCCAATCCGAGTCGCTTCCAGACTTTAGCAGGATTCGCATACAGAGACAAGTCTCCTGTCTCACCAATGATGCATGCCAAATTTGTGTGCCCGAACCCTTTCACGGTGTCGACCCACGAGCAGACGGGGAGCTTGGCGGCAAGTTTTGTCATGTCGGCACGCAATCGTTTCTCGGAGCGGTTGATTGTATCGCGAGCTTGGAACATTGGCTTGCACCAGAGATAGGCCTTGGCAGCAACGGCGTGATGGTTAACACTGTTCTCATGGCCGCCAAGGCCTTCCTGGTTGGCGGCAACCGCGGAATGGTTAACATTGAGCTCCTGGCCGCCAGGATCCTTATGGATCGCACAGAGCTCTCTATACAGATCGTCTGCGCGTTTCAATCCGGCTTTGTCATTCTTGCCTTTGACATCGACAAATCGCCGACAAACGGCTTTGACGCGATTGGTAAGTGCGACCTGTATTCTTACGAGATCATTGCGTTGAGCCTTTAGCTCGCGCAACGTTTCACAGATAGATCCGAGCCCGTCGGCAACTACGGAATGGGCAACACTGCTCGTATGACCAACGGGCTCGGAAAGGTTTTCTGGTTGAGACATGGCTCGGCTGGTTTGCACTTCCTCAACGGTCTCGCCAGAATCTAGATTGTTTTGAGCAGACATGCTCTGCATGGTGTTCACCGTGTGCTTGGTCTTACTCAAAGCTTTCATCTTTTTCTCCTAGGCTGAGGTTCTAGTGAGACATCATTGACATGGGTAACATTGATCTATAGGTCTCACCAGAAGCCCATTCATCATACCACGAAGTTTTGGTGATTGCAATCTCCTAATGGGCATCACGTCAAGTTTGGCAATCACCAATTCATCAACCACCTGGTTCAACAACAGAACATCGGCGGGCATCACGACTGTGTTGGTCGTCGAGCCAGGCGGCAATCCTTCCTTGGTTTACACTGCCTTACTGACCGCCTAGCTCGACTGACTAATGCACCGCTACTGTGGGTTACATTCCCCGAGTGGCATTAGTCACATCTTGCCTCTTTCTTAAGGCGTTTTAAATCACCCTCCGTGAATACTGCACCAACTACTTTATTGTCCGGCATCTTATCTGCAATCAACGTGAGCCACTTCGCTCGTCGTCTTTTGCTGTCTGCAATACGGTTGTATAATGCAGCCGTAGCTACAACGTCACCCTTCATTGCGTGACCTAGTGGCAATCCATCGAGCAATCGAAAACCCATCAGCGAGTCAGCGGCGAATCGAAGTCGCGCCCCACATTGATCTTGTGCAGGTTCCGATTGGCGAACAGGTTTAGATGATTTCCCAGTTGGGGGGGTGGCAAAGTTCTCGATAGCCAGCTGGCATGCCTGCCTAAGGAACGGCTCGGTCAACATCCGCCAGAGCAATTTGTCTTTGCGAGCTTCACTCTCGAGCCGATCAACGGCGTCTTGTTTAGTCTTGGTCCTCTTGATCGCAGTCGATATGTAACGCCGCAGATAGACTTCGTTCGCATCGTCTGTCGCCATGATCGCTCCTGAGCTGTAAAACTGCATGACTGGTGATCGCCGCTAGTAGCACCCAAGATCACCAGTCAGGCAGACCTACTGCCATTGGAATACGATGTACACTACAACTCCATTTTGGCTCCTCTCGTCTTTTTAAGTTTGTTTCATGCACTGTGACCTACCGCTCGCGAGATGTCAAGCACAAAATCTCTGTGTGAGGATTTCGTCTCGTAACATTTATATAGACGCTCACACTAGGCCGATCTACGCTCGCATCTTTTTTTTCAGGACGCTTGACAAGCAGATTCGCATGTGTCTAAATATCGTCGACAGGAGGATGTTATGAGTCTCGAAGATATGGGCGAGACAGTTAGGGTTGTCCGAATTATGAAGGACATCTCAATCAGGGAAATAGCTCGCCGAGCAGAAACAAATCCCAACACAATCCTTAATCTCGAGAGCACCGGAGCAGTGACACTCAAGACGCTGCTCAAGGTGGCGAAGGCTCTGAAAATTAAGGCAAGCGACCTCACTCGCATCGCGGAGAAAAATCATGGAAAAGCGTAAGACGGCAATTGTCAACCCGAAGGATCTTATTCCTCCAAAGGGGCATGTGCTCAATGCTGATGTTGTAGATTCGATTGCCGAGTCGATCAGCAAGGTTGGACTTCTACAACCGATTGCCATAGTTGGACGTCACATCAAGTATGGTGTCCATCGTTGGGCTGCGGTGATGAAGCTCGGATACGAGGAGATAGAAGTGATTCGGGACAGAAAAGTTGAGACTGACGACGAGCACGATGCGCAAGTTATCGTCGAGAATCTCTGTCGGCATCACTACAAGGGTCAAAAACTGGATGACATGCGCAAGCGGCTCGTAGATCTCTGGGAGCCTCAAATCGCCCAGGAGATGAAGATTTCGCAAAAAGACACAAATATTGCCAAACCACAAGATGATACCGGTGATGGGCAAAAACGATCGCCAGGGAGAAAAAAGACAGCCCGCGGCAAAGCCATCAAACAAGTAGCAAAACAAACTGGCACCACCGAGGGTGCCGTCAAAGAATCAGTGAGACGGGCAAAGGCCGCCGAAGCCGGCGTCACCCCCAAGCAGCCAGACGATCCACCACCGTTAGATGAGCCGGAGGTCACCGTCGACGACTACGGCACCGAGATCCCCGAGGGCGAGGTCGGCAGGTGGAACGAAGCTCGACAGCTGCTCGACGAGCTCGACAGCATCATGCGTGGAGTACAAATCAAGCTCGGCGAACTCGTCAAGATCAAGGGGATGCCCTACTCGGTGGTGAGCGATCTCGACAAGCGTGCACAGCAATTCGCTGAGCTCGCTCAGAAGTACCATCCGGTGGCTCTATGCCTCGAGTGCAGCGGTACGGGCAAGAACCCAAACAACACCAACGGGTGCACTCATTGTGTGGGAGTCGGCTTCATCGCTGAGGTTAACTACAAAGCTCAGACGAAGCCAGCCACCGTCGAGGAGGAACCAACCTTCACCGAAGACGACCTGGACTGGTAGCTATGTCCTCGCAAGCCGATCTATTCAATATAGCTGCTAGTGAGCCAGAGCAGCTACCTGAGCCTGAGGTTTTTCAGCCAGCTCAGCAACTACGCGACTACCAAATCGAGGCGGTCGAAGCTGTCGAGAGAGAGCTGCAAGAGAATCGGGGGACGCTTGTCCTCTGCGCCACCGGATTAGGCAAGACGAGCTGTGCGGCAGAACTCATCCGCCGATCGAAAGGGCGTTGCCTATTTGTTGCCCACCGTGATGAGCTCATTCAGCAGGCTGCTACTCGTATCGAGCAATTTACCGGCGAGTGGCCGGATATCGAACAGGCGCAGGCGAAGGCTGATGCTCGTGGCGGCAAGCATGTTGTCGCATCTGTCCAGACTCTGAGCCGGAAGAAACGACTTGAGCGGTGGGATCCGAGCGAGTTCGGGCTGATAATCGTCGATGAATGTCACCACGCCACAGCGAAAACCTATCGGCGCATCATCGATTACTTCGATGGGAAGGTGGTCGGCCTTACTGCTACCGGAGATCGAGCCGATAGAGTGTCTCTCGGTCAAGTGATGGACTCGGTCGCGTATCGATACGAGATCAACGATGCGATTCGAGACGGGTGGCTGTGCGAAATCGTGATGAAGACGATCCGTGTTGGGTCCCTCGATTTCTCGAAGCTCCATACGGTAGCTGGCGATTTCAATCAAGGGGAGCTTGAGCAGCTCATGCAGCTCGAGCAAAATCTGCATGCGGTGGCCAAGCCCACCGTCGAGTGTTCTGGTGATCGCAAGACTGTTGTTTTTACGACTTCAGTGGCTCATGCGGAGCGGCTGGCTGAAATTATCGATAGGTATGCTGGCGATGGCTCCGCGAAAGTAATCCATGGTAGCACCCCAAAAGAACTTCGGAGATCAATCCTACGAGAATTCGATAGGGGCGATTTCCAATACCTGACTAATGTCGGCGTGCTTCTCGAGGGTTGGGATTCACCAGGCGTGTCATGTGTCAGCATGGCTCGCCCAACAAAGAGTCGAGCCCTGTTCGCTCAGGCTATAGGACGTGGGACTAGAGGCGGAACTCTCTGCCCTGTCGAAGGTAAAGACGATGGATTACTCGTCCTAGACTTCGTCGGCAACTCCGGCAAACACGAGCTCGTCTGCACAGCCGACATCCTCGGCGGCAACGTCTCCCCCGAAGAGCTCGAGATAGCCAAGAAACTGATCGAGAAGTCCGACAAACCGAAGTCAATCGACGAGGCTGTCGAAGAAGCCAAGGCTAAGATTGCACACGACTTGAGCGAAGCCGCAAAGCGCCGGCGCTCCAATATCGTCGGGGAAGTCGAATACGACGTCAAGGACTTCAATCCATTCACCATGTTCAGGGTCAGGCGCGACTACCTCACCGAGAGACACGGCATAGCGCCGGCTACTGAAAAGCAGATGCAAGCAATCACCAAGTGGATGGGAAAGCACGGCAAGCACGCCCCAGCGAATCTCTCGAAGAGCGAAGCCTCAAAGCTACTCGCCGAGTTCGCTAGCCGTAGAGAGAAAGGCCTAGCCACCTACGGCCAAGTGAAATTCCTCGCGACGAAGAAGCTCGATGCGCGTGGTTGGAGCTTCCATCAGGCCAGCCAATTGATCACGTGGATTTCTTCACATGGATGGATTAATCCTCCGCCGAGCGTGGTAGCATCAATCACCAGGGGGCGAGAGCCAGGAGAAGACGGATGAAGCACAAACGCTGTTGTATCTGCGGATTGTTTCTCCCACCACAAGCTCTCGTGAAAGTAGAGAACGTCAAAAACGCTCCGCATTATCTGCATGGAGAATATGTCTGTCGCAGCGAAAGGAAATGCGACGAGCGGCGAGAAAAGGATCAGAGGGAAGAATCATGACGAAGTACAAAGCCGTCCGACAATTGACTCCAGCCGACAAAGTAGTTGTGCATCTGGTCTACAGGATCTCAACGGATGCCGATGTGAGGTGGGCGATCGGATACGGAACAGAAGCTTTCCGTTTACTCTGTGTCGCCTATGCTGATTTGGTTGGGATGGATGCTCAGCTCGTCGAGAGCGATCTGAAACGCATGCAGGCAGATGGGCTATCGGCTGTGGAGAAACTGGAAAGGGTGAAACAATGTCTGCGATAAACTGTCGTGGCTGTGTGCACTACAAGCTTAGCGGATCGCAATGGCCATGCTCCGAGTGTACCAGACTAGAGAATGGCAGGATCGACCACTATGTGTTGCCAGGCGAGAAGCAAAAGCCGCAATACAGAACGTACAACGCCAAACTACGACTCGTCAACAAAGATGGTCACTACGAGACTGAGGAGGTGAAGTGATGTACAAGCTATGCGATGGTGACTTTATTGAAACAACATTCGGAGATCTACCAATCGGAGCAAAGTTCCTCGGTATTGCTTCGCATGATCTTTACACAAAGCTCACCAATAGTGAGGCAAGAATCGATGAAGGTGTTGGCCTAGGACGAATAGTCCCGCGCTTTCCAAACAACAGAGTACTCGTCAAAGTTGTGTACGAGGAAGATGAGTGATGTCCTACTGCGAGAAGGCAAAGAAAAAGCTTGACTCAACTGCTCCGCGGTAGTACAACACCCTCGCGAGCCCGAAAGTTATCGCCGCTCCCAGTGCTCGCACCCGGGCTCGCAACCTCGCGACGCTGGGAGTCGGCGCCCTCTGAGGTAGATCATGGCCCTGAAGTTCCATTCCGCAGCCGATCTTTTCCCGTTGATGAGCGACGCCGATATCGACAAGCTTGCCGAGGACATTCGAGAGCATGGACTCGTCGAGCCAATCGTCGTGCACAGAGACGATGGCTCGATCCTCGATGGGCGGAATCGCTATCTGGCCTGCAAGAAAGCGAAGGTGAAGCCAGATACTGAGCAATGGGATGGCCCCGCCGGCTCAGAAGTCACCTACGTTATCTCTCGCAATCTCCACCGACGCCACCTCAACGAGAGCCAGCGAGCCATGATCGCAGCCCGAGTCAAGTCGATGTTTGAGGCGGAGGCAAAGAAGCGGCAACTAGCCACACTGAAGCGGGGAAAAGAAGCACCAGCCCCCGTTAAGGAAAATTTACCTGAACGGGACAAGGGTCAGTCTCGAGATCACGCCGGCGAGATGTTCAAGGTCTCTGGGCGCTCGGTCGACCACGCCGCAAAAATTCTTAAGAACGCGAGCCCGGAGCTCGTGCAGGCTGTAGACGATGGGACAGCTACGCTCGCTCAAGCCACCAAGCTCATGGGACAGGATCACGACACCCAACGCAAGGTCATCTCACGAGCACGGGAGACCGGCAAGACTGCAACGGAAGCATACAGGGTCGTCAAGGCTGAGCACATTGCAAAGGCAGAGATGACAAAGCCAAGTGGCAAATACCGAGTCATCCTTGCTGACCCACCATGGTCCTACGGCAACAGCATGCCGCCCGGTACCACAGAGCCTCGCGATCATTATCCGACGATGAGCCTTGAGGATATTTGCGCATTGCCAGTCAAAGACATGGCTCAAGACGATGCGGTGCTTTTTCTTTGGGTGACCTCCCCCCTTGTCCCGGAATCCATGCAAGTGATTGAGGCGTGGGGGTTCAAGTACAAAGCAAGCTTCGTTTGGGATAAAGTCAAGCACAACATGGGGCATTACAACTCAGTCCGCCACGAATTCTTGTGGATCTGCGTCAGAGGAAGCTGCCAACCAGACGTGCGAAAGCTATTTGATTCGGTGGTCGTCGAGGAGCGCACCGAGCATAGCAAAAAGCCAGAGCAATTCTACGAGATCATCGACACGCTCTATCCACAAGGCAAGCGCATAGAGCTCTTCGCTCGCGCAGCGCGAAAGGGTTGGCAACGGTGGGGATTTGAAGCGGGAGAATCAGATGCGTGAGCCGAGTTATCCCGACGCCAGGCCGAATACATTCAGGGACGGGATTGAATTCCAAGATTTTGTTTGCGTCCAACTGGCTCGGTATGGGATCATCCTTCAAAATCTAGCATCGAAGAAATACCAGTACGACATAGGAGAAAATCTCCAAGGCTTCGAGATCAAGCTCGATGCTCGTCATATGGAGACTGGAAGATTGAGCATCGAAATCGCGGAGAAGACAAGAGCAGCAAATCCAACCTGGGTACCAAGTGGCATATATCGTGAGGACAATAGCTGGCTTTACATCCAAGGTAATTACCAGAGGATCTACGTCTTCGACAAAGGGGTGCTCAAGCGTTATCACCGACAGAAACGTCCAAATGAATACGAACACCCAAGAGATCACCCGACGGTCCGGAAGTTTTATCTGCCGCACAAGACGGCGGAAGCAGCAGCCGCAAAAGTAATCTGCTTGTAATGCCCGACTCAATCGTCATCCTACGCTGTAGTAAGAAGCACAAAGCCACCAAAATCCATACGTTGAATGGTACAGACTGGGAAACCGAATCTTACAACGCTGGAAAATGGTTCGAGCCATACGTCAGATCGGTAGAGGACATCCTGCAACTCGGCCGCCTGATTCATCGTGCCAGCCTCGATGATCGTGCCCTGATTGTCCGTGCTGGACTCAAAACCACCCCAGAGAAGGGACAGCTTATTCGCAGGCAGTACTTGCCAGATGATTCGGCTCTTATCGACGTCGATAGACAGTGGCTCGCCATCGATTTGGACAGCGCCCCAGCCCCAAAATGGCTTGACCATCACGACCCCAAGAATCTCAACGATGTGGTCAGATGGTCCGTGCTTCAATATCTCCCACCCATCTTTTTCGGAGTAGCATGCTATTACCGCTGGTCTGCCTCGGCCGGGGTTAAGCCATGGGACGAATTGAGACTGCAATTGTGGTATTGGTGCGATCGCAAAGTCTCCAATGCTTCCCTCAAGAATTGGCTGCGTGATACCCCCTACATCGACGTGAGCCTTTTCTGTGCAGCTCAGATTCACTTCATTGCTCGTCCTGTCTTCATCAACGCCCCCGACCCCATGGGTGATCATCGCGACGGCATGCTACACGGACCACCACATGTCGTTCTACCAAACTGCGTAGTCGATCTCAAGACTTACCAACGCCGTATCCAAGAGCGAGCAGCCAAGCCAAAACCGGCAGTCAAGGGTGATCACCACACCGCCTTCGTTCGCGGCTGCGTCCGCAGAGCTATTCAAAATATCCGCGATGCCACCGAGGGCAATCGGCACCGAACCATATTTGCTGCGGCCGCATGGCTCGGCAAGCTCGTGGGCGGCGGCTTACTAGACGAGACAACGGCCGTCGTCGAGCTCGAGCGCGAAATGAAAGCCAAGCTCCCAGCCAAGCGGCACAAGATTGAACTCCGCGCCATCCACGACGGGATCGAGCGAGGAAAAAAGACTCCCTTTGATTTTTCTGCTTGACACCTACCTAACTACGCTGTAGACTGCCAGCGTGAGTATCAGGAAAGCAAACATAGTTCTGTAGCCCGGGCCGGGTACCTCTCCTGGTGCTCACAACCCGGCCTGGGTTGCAGATTTTTGGAGGCCGAAGTGGCTGAGTTCAAATTCGAACCGATCAATTTCACAGGGTTGACTATACAAAGTAGCGACGGTTATGTGGTGCTCTCACAAGAGGATCCAAGCAACGGACGGCTCAATATCATCGATTTCCCGATGCGTCTTGCCTATCAAGTCGGATTGGCAATATCAGAATGCGGCGAGGAAGCAAACCGTGAGGAAGAGAAAGGAGATCGAAATGGCTGAGTTCAAGCAGTATCACATCCAGGTGTACAGGAACGCAGATAACGAGATAACGATCAGACAAGACCTCTACGGTGGAAACATGGTGATAATGTTGACGCCAGATCAAGCAGATGCCGTCTGTGATGCGATTGAGGCTGTTAGTAAAAGAATCACGTCAGACATGGAAAACGACGAGTGAATAAATGGCGGCCGCTGTAACAGTCGTCGGATTTGCCTTCTCCGATCTCAGATTCGATACACTCGCCAAACTCCTTGGGCTCGCAGACGCCGACCACGCCAGAGGCAAAATGCTGCGGCTGTGGCAGTTCTGTACTGAAAAGCAAAGCCATTCGCTATCCGAGGTAGAGATCAGCGTGGTGCTCGGCGATCAGGGGGTAGCCGCATTACTCGAATCTGGGCTCGGCGAGAAAGACGACGAAGGCAACATCAGAATCAAAGGCACTGGAGCACGAATCGACTGGTACAGCAGAGAGGGGCAATCAAGGGGTGGGAAGAATCGGATGAAGAATGCGAAACGCGACAAAGGTGGAAGATTACTTCCGAACAATGCAACGTGCAATGATAGGGGTGATGATGACATTCCATTCTGAAATCTCCAGCAAATCGCCGATTCTACCCAGCACAGCCAGCTTAATCCAGCTCCAGTCCAGCTACCGTCCAGGTATACATGGTGCAGCTGGACCAGCTGAACACCAGCTCAATCCAGCTAAACTATCAACTATATACTTTCGGATTCAATCCCTAGGTATAGGCATAGACTAGGTGATAGGTATAGCAATGACGGGCGTCATAGGTACCACTAGACTAGTCTATTAGTAATACCCTGCCCAGCCTAGGTAGGGGGTAGACAATGGGTTAGGTATAGTTTAGGGTAGGGGATAGATAGGCGTAGGTAATGGTAGACATGGCGTTGGGTGAGGAGAAGACAATGGGAAGGCAACAGCTACACTATGAGAACCTAGCGGGCATGCTTATTCGTAAGGAAGGCAAGCTAAGCTGGTGGTGTACCGTATGCCATAGAAAGGGCGAAAGCCACATCGTGTTGAAGAAGTGCCCCATTTGCAAAGGGAAAGGAAGGACAAGGTGAAGACACACGACGAACAGAGACTCGACAGAAGCGTCAAATTTCACATGGATGAAATAGAACAAGCGATTAAGGCTGAAAAGGGCAAGAATACGGTATATTATATTGTTTACGGTGGATTAGAGGTGAATCATCTCACAGAGACATTTCGACTTCTCAAAGATGAGCTTGAAGCACGAGGTTACAAAGCCAACTGGAAATATGACAACACAGGATATGGAGATGGTACTGGCATGGGTGGAACATTTTGCATGTCAATACTAACGAAAGGAAACCGAAAATGAAAGCAGTCTACATCGCAGGCCCATTCAGAGCACCGACCCGTGGGAAGTCGAGACCAATATCCGCACCGCGGAGACGAACGGTTTGTACGTGGCCAAGCTCGGAGCGATTCCACGAATCCCTCACACCATGTATCGATTCTTCGACGGCTCGCTGCCGGACGAGTTCTGGTTGGAGGCGGCCATGAGTCTGTTGCGGACGTGCGACGCGATCCTCATGCTGCCTGGCTGGCGACGCTCGAGAGGATCGGCGGCAGAGCTGGCTGTGGCTGAGAAGCTGGGCATGGTGGTTTTGTACAGCCTGACTGAGCTCGGGGACTGGCTTGAAGCGAATCGCTGAGCGTGGTAGAGTCGAGTGAGGAGGAAGACATGCTGACAGATCTGAGGAGATTCTCGAAGAAGTACCGAGTCAAGAGAGGCGAAGAATGGGATGACTGCGACGAAGAGGATCGAGCTTGGCTGAGCATCATCCCAAGCAAAAGTTATCCTGGTGGCCATATGTACACGATCAGTGAGACGCGACTTGGATACATGAGCCCGCCAAACAAGCTTCGTAATGGGTTGAAGAGAAATCTCCTCGCCATCGATGGTGTCGAGATCGCTCAGGAGGGCGACTGCGAGTTCGCGGTGTCTTTCCCGGTCGAGCTGCTTGACACTGTGGCGAGAGTAGTGAAGGCGATTCGAAGAAAGAAGATGAACTTCTCGGATGAGGAATTACGGATTCGAGCGGAGAGGATGAGAGAGCTGCATGCTCTAGGGAAGCTCTGAAATCCTTATCTACAGACAATATGGCGACTCTAGAATGCTCTTATCACAGACAACAGGGCAAAGATGTCCTAGGAGTCGTCCAGAGCCCAAAGACATCTCAGACCAGTAGGAAGAACCAACCCATGGGAGTAAGCATCCTCAACGCCGATTGCCGCGAGGCCCTCACCCAGCTCGCTGACGAATCGGTACACTGCGTGGTCACGAGTCCGCCTTATTGGCAACTCCGAGACTATGACCATCCAGATCAGCTTGGCCTCGAGGCCTCGCCGACAAAGTACGTCGAGGCCCTCGTTGCGGCATTCAGGGAAGTCCGACGCGTGCTGCGACGCGACGGCACCCTGTGGCTGAATCTTGGCGATACGTACATCGGTGGCCGCAGCGGCCGCATGGGATCGACCGCGATCACGTCCGGACGCAACCACCTTGCGGCCCAAGCTGCATGGAAAGCATCTGGGGGCCGAACTCATCGGCGGTGTCCTGGGTTCAAACCAAAAGACCTCGTGGGCATTCCGTGGCGTGTTGCGCTTGCGTTGCAGACCGATGGGTGGTGGCTGCGCTCAGACATCGTGTGGCACAAGCCCTGCCCTATGCCGGAGCCGGTACGCGATCGGCCGACGCGAGCTCATGAGTATCTTTTCCTGTTCGCCAGGTCGGAGCGGTATTACTACCGCGCCGAGGCAATAGCAGAACCCATCGCCGAGCAACAACCTTGTGTCGATGATGGCGGGCAACCAGTCCGCACACGCAACCGACGCGACGTGTGGACGATCGCCCAAGAGCCATTTGTCAAGAGCCACTTCTCGACGTTTCCCACTAAGCTCGTTGAGCCGTGCATCCTGGCTGGTTGTCCACTGGGCGGAGTTGTCCTCGACCCCTTCGCTGGTGCCGGCACCACAGGGCTCGTAGCTGACCGGCTCGGCCGCGACGCGATCCTGATCGAGCTCAATTCGGACTACTGCGAGATGGCTGCTTCGCGAATAAAGATGGACGCGCCTCTAACAGCTATGGTATCATTGACAAAGTAAAGGACCAGACCATGCTACCCAAACGACAACTCGACCTCGGGGAGCGGTGCTGTATGACCTGCCGCTTCGAGCCTCTCGACTTGGAAAAGGACTACCCGTGCTGCGAGTGCTACGAGCTGAGCGGGTGGGAACCGAAGGAGGGCAGCCCAAACGAAGAACCACAGGAGGACTCGCAATGCCATCAAAACTAACTCACCTCTCCATAGCCGGAGATGCCGCCTATCGAGATGGCTACACCCATGGCTCTAGAGGACTGCCTATCGGCGGGCTGTCTAGTCCCCATGGATTACGCGAGGCCTACATGCATGGTTACGAGGCCGGCCGAAAGCTATTCGAGGCTAGGAGACAAGAATCCCAAAGTCTCTGGGAATTGAGACAGATGAAAGGAGCCTGACCATGGCTAAACACACACCGGGGGAGTGGGAGTACGTACGTGGAGCTAAGCTAGGATACATCGTTGCGAATAGCAAGCTGGTAGCCGATGTCAGTGGTCCTGATCGGATTACCCAACTCGCCAACGGCCGTTTGATCGCCGCAGCTCCGAGGATGCTCGAGCTGTTGCAGGACCTCATGGTAACATGGGACGAAGATAGATTGGACGAGCTCAGATTGAGAACCAGAGCGTTGTTGAAGGAGGTGAAAGGTGAGTAGACGAAGCTGCGATACGTGTCTATTCGAGAAGCTCTCAGTGGATCAGGATCCATGCTGCGATTGTGCAATTGGTGGCGAGGACAATTGGCAGCCAAAGCCAATTGTATACAAGGGAGACGTATCGCTCAGCCTAGAGAAGATATTGAAGCTACTACGAAGAATTGCTGCGGCCAAGTCGGCGGGCGAGCGCGATACTATCTGTGCTGATATCGATGACCTGTTGGAGGAGGTGGAAGATGACAGACATCGAACTCGAACAATTCATTCGAGAAATAGTCAACGATGAATTGCATGGTGATCGAAAACCTGGCAAGCTTGCTGTGTGGGGCGCACAGTCGAAGAAAAGGATTGGCGAGCTCGTGGGAGATGCGTTGATGCACACGAAAGTTGTAGTGATTGATGGGCGGGGGATAACAACCATCTCAGGACATAAACCGCTTTGGAAATGAGGAGGTGGAAGGTGGCTGAGCGACTGCGCACCCACTACCTCGACTACTTCATCAAGCTCAAATGCGCCCCCGATCTCCTAGCTGCAAAGCTGTTCCCCAACGTCAAGGAGATTTCGGAGACGCTAACAGCGTACACGGCTGTGCGGCGAGTCGTCGGGACTCAAAGGCTCGGAGATAAGTCAATTACCCTCATCGACGTCGGTAGTGGCGTGAATCCGAGGACTGCGGCATTCTTCGCTTGCATGACTGCGTGGCAGACGATTGCGATAGATCCGAATCTCAGGCAATCTGGTCCTCACAGGATTCGTCGCGTCGAGCAGATGAAGAAGCGAATCGAGGACGTGACGATTGAGACTTCAGGCTTAGCTGTGATAGTAGCCGTACATGCTCACGTTGATCTTGGAAAGACGTTGATGGCGGTTGAATCGCATGGTATGATCGTAGTTGCCATGCCGTGTTGTGTGCCGCTGACTTTGCCGATAGAGCCGGCGTATGATTACGAGGATCAAGCGTGTCTGTCGAAGAAGCGGCGAGTTCTGATTTGGGATTTGAGGGAAAGCAATGAATCTGAAAAACCGGAAGAAGGCGACGGACCGGACCTCGAGACTCTTGGAGACAACTCTCACGCAAGCCATCGAGAGACTGAAAGGCGAGATGCCCATCTCTGTGCACTGGGTGCAGGTACATGCTGCGCCGTACCAGCGGAGCGCAGAACTCAGATTCAATGGGGTGGTAACGCTATCGGTGGAGGTGGAGGATGACTGAGAAGAAATGCTCAACATGCAAGCACGTGGACAACAGTTATCCGTTGCAACTCTGCCGAGCACCTGGGGGTGGGCCTCCTAAATGCAGAAATTACAGTCTATGGGAACCGCAACCTAATGAGCCCGATGATCCCGACGATGAGGTGTGGTACGATTCGATGGTGAAGAAATGAGTATTTTCGTCCGGCGAGGAGCTCGGAAGTCGTGGAGGAGGAAGAAGGGGAGTATCGGTGCTCCTGCCGGAAAAGTGCGCCAGCTCAAAGACATGTCGGAGGATGAGATCAAGGCTATCGAGTCGAAGTATGGCTGCAAAGTCAGCACACCTGGGGTTCGAGTGAAATGCAAGAGCTGCTCGGCGCCCATCGTTTGGACACGCACTGAGAGCGGCAAGAGGTTGCCGTGTGACGTGGAGCCGACCGACGACGGGCTGTTCTACCTCTTCCGCCGAGACGACCGCATTGAGGCTATCTACGTCAACAGTTCCCACCCATCAGCTGTACGAGCTAGAGCTCGAGGACAGAAGCGATACCGCTCGCATTACATAACATGCGTTGGTTGATCGAACAAACAATGCAAAAAAGCATCAATGATTACAGCCAACTCCAGTTGTTAGACGCGTCTAACAGAAATCCTATAAATCTGATATAAAAACCCAAAAATGGCCTCAAATATATCGAAATAATATCTTCAATATACTATCAACACTTGTAACTCACCGTAACTACTACCAGAAAAAAAGTTCTTGACTTCCTGTTTTCGGGTGTGGCACATATGATCTCCCTCCTAGTCAGGGGAGCCTCATCCGAAAGCCTAGTCACTCTGACGACAACTGCTTGATTTGAGGCTGTGAGTTGTCTTTGCCTCGTCTGTCGTTGCTTCGCCGCCTAAACCACTCATTGCCATCGACGGTGCCTTTCGTCTTATGAGCTGCTTCGGAGGTCAGCTCATGACTTAAGGCTAGGGGGGTTTTGGTGAGGGGTGTATCTCGAGCCAGCTGTCAGACTGACCTAACTCTGTTAGACGTGTCTAACAGCATCACACCTATACCTACATTGCCTATTGTCCGAGATTGGATCTTTGGTAAAATCTCCATCTCCTGGGCGATCCTTGTATTTCGGCACCTTTGGAGTCTTTTTGCGAAATCTGCATCTCCTGGGCGATTTGAGGCAACACCCACCTCCACCCACACCTGGAACAAAATCGTCCCGAGCCATGTAGATTTATTTGACACAACCTGCGTAGTAGTCTAGACTCTAAATATGAGGACGACACAAGAGATGCAAGGCGGATTCTGGGACATGGGCGACGATTGGGCCGACGCGATCGCCGAGTCGGACGCCAACCCCTACCGCGGCTGTGACGCAGCATTTGCGGGCGACGATGCCCGGACGCAGTCAGACGACAGCTACGACGAGCTCGTAGCCCACACACTCTCGACGATCAGAGAGTAAGGAGACGACGATGAGAGACAATTTAGTAGTAGTCGAGACGATCCCCGAGTACCTACGTGCCAGCCACGCGGCCGCGGGCAACAGCGGTGTATGGCCCGGCAATGGGGCCCAGCGCATCGTGATGGACCGTGGCGATGCTGAGGAGCTCGTCGAGCACGATTCCCAGTGGTCGGAGATACTCGAGGGCGAGGATCCCGCGGACTACGGCGACGACGAGCGATGCTTTCGCCCCACCCACACAATCGTCCTCGAGAGCCAAGACGGCTACCGCGAGGAGATCCCCGTGAGGCTCGTCGACGGGGCAGCGTACACCCGTGAGGAATGGGATGCTGAAGTCCCAGCCGACTGGACTTACGACGAGGAGCGCGGATGGCTGTTCTTGGGTGAGCCGTGCCCGACTGTATTTAGCAACGTGCAGGTGATCGAGCAATAGCCCGTCTGCCACGCCCTCCCGCCGCCGGGGGCCGGAGGGTATGGCAGCGCTATCGCTAACACAGGAGATTGAGATGCCACAAACAAGCTACCATTTAGGCAACGGGCCAGCTCGCCCATTAGCGTATCTGATGAGACGTGCAGCACGGGATTGCCGCGCCGAGGATTTAGATTCGCTTTGGGCTTGGGCCACGGATCCTGCCCGAAAAAGCGGCGACCGGTGGGTTTCGCCGCTCTGCTATAGATGCGGGACAGCTGCGGGGCGGCCGCGTCTGGTGGTCACGGTAGCCGAGCAATAGCCCGTCTGCCACGCCCTCCCGCCGCCGGGGGCCGGAGGGTATGGCAGCGCTATCGCAGGAGATGACTATGACAGCGACAATCGAGGTCTGGTGCCTGGGCACAATCCACACACCAGCTACGCTGCACCATCTTGGCCGCGACTGGGTGGTGCACAAGGCACGTCACGTCTATTCGGAGACTGCCGGGCGCGTGGTCTCGCAGCTGACGATTGCGCCGGCTAAGAGCTGAGCCCACCACGGAGATGATGATGTTCTACGAAATGAACGGAAAGACGTATCACCACAAGCATCTGTGCGTAGCATGCGGGTGTCGAATGGGGATCCACAAAGCTGGCACCGATGCCAATGGCCCAGAGGGTAGGTGTCCAGAGACCACGTCATTCGGATACGCGGCACCACTCAGAGATCTGGATGATCTCGACGCCGCCAACAGAGAGTATGCGCGATATTGGGGAGCGAGCAAAACAATCTTCACACCGAAAATTTGACTTGCACTCACCGAGTGGTGAGGTAAACTGAAGAGACAAACAGACAGGAGATGAAACGATGAAGAACGTGAATCAACCCAAGGACACCAAGTCGGTCGGCAACGTCGAGGCAATCAGGTGCTACTTCGGTCCCGATCGCCCGGTCACGGCAAACGAGCTCAAGGATCTCTCGAGCCAGGAGCGTCACGAGCTCGCCCGTCTTGCCTGCGAGGACATGGGTTGGACGCACTGCCCGCCGGTGGTGTGAGCCAAAGGATTGATCAAGAGTTGGGGAATGCCGCTCAGCGTATTAGACGGCTCTAGGCATGACGGCGGGGAGAGACCCGCATCCCAAGGGAGATCGAAATGAAGTTGACTCGCAAGCACATCAAGCACAAAACCTGGGGGCTGTTTGACAAGGATGGCCGCCGCTTTGTTATTGGCTCTGCAATCATTCGCGAGCATCCTCTCCACGGCACGATCCACCTCGGGGAGCCGCGCTTCTACGACGGGAAATAGTTTGCTTCAACTCCGCGCTTGCGGGCACGGGGTTGACTCGATACTATCGACTGGAAGGAGACCCACATGAATGACGCGGTGAAGCGCCAATTGAGGCTGATGTTTCGTAGGCTGCGACAGTCCTCGGATTTACACCGACAAGATACATTCAGAGGATACATTTGGGCTTTGAGTGACACTGATACCATCTCTATGAAGACAAGAGAAAGATTAATGAAGGCAATGGTTACCTGTTGCATGAGAGTGTGAAGTGGTAAGCCCGGCTACTCGGAGCTGATAGATGATGGACGCCTGTGACCACTACAGACTAATAACGGAGCCCCTGCCTCAGATGTTTTCCATTTACATAGGTGGCCCGTTCCTGTACTGGCCAAGATTTTCGAGGTCGATCTACGGCCTCTCCAAGAACAACCCTAGCTGGCCAAGTCGGCGGCGCAAGCTGCCGAGGAGAATCGGACGATGATTAGACTCAAGTTTCTGCATATACCCTTTGCATCGACGATATACATCGAGTATATGCCAGGTGGTGACCACCGCAAATATCGAGACTTTTTCCTGTTTGGCGTGAGGATAGCGCGCTGGGGAATAAACTTTTCAGGATAATAATGAGAATGGACCTCACAAGCGACGATTTAGATCTCGCAGCCCGCCGTCTATGCCGACAACACCTGCTCGGCAATCACGGAGAGCTCCACAAGCATCGGCACGTATTCGTCAAGGGGTATTCGATTGCTGGGCGGCGTGGGCAGATCGAACCGCTGTCGATGAAGGCCTGGCACGACGCACTTGCACGAGAGATGATCCGTCGTGGTTACCGGCACAACAGTCCATACGAATTACCACCACTTGACTACTTGCCTTACGAGGATTTGCATGGTAGGGTCGATCGGGTGGCTGCTCTGAGGTATCTCAAGGGTAGGTGTTCTAGATGCCGCAGTGGAGGATTGTGATGCGATTAAAGAGTTCGGTAGATTTAGAGCGTCTTTTGAATCGATTAGGGACCCCGACCGTTGTGATACGTTCGATGAACTTTCCCGAGGCTGCCAAGTTTACCGCAACTCAATGTTGGCTTAGACGATCCCCAGAAGACGAAGATACGGCTGAGCTCAGACGTCAGCTTCTGTTTTTGCATGAGCATGGGTCGTTTGATTATAGATCTGATCTGTGATAGGTTGAGAGAACCGAACGAAAGAGAACAACGGTGAGGTGGAACGATGACTAAGTTGTTTGTAATTATATTTTGGGTCATTGGTGCGATCGGCTTTGGTGCTTGTTTAAAAATCATTCTCATGGACAGCGAGCTACAGCAATGTCAAGCTCGACATCAGAAAGTCTGTCCTCCTTTGACAGGGTGTGAAATCGAAAAAAGCGCACCTGGAGTGTTCACTATACGTACGATCCCCTGCCAGCAAGTCTGCGCGGAGTATGGAGATTGAAATGAGCAAGACGGATCGAAAAGAGTTCATTGCTGAGGCCATGATTGCGTGGGTGGGTGGATATGTGGCGTGCCCAGACAAGTCTACTTGATTTTTCAGCGTAGTCATGGTGGAATGGTGGACAGGTTGCTTGCTACGGCGGTCACTCGAGAGCTCGCCGAGAAGTGCCGGGAAAGGCTGAAGCGATGAAGAAGCGCATACAAAGGAAGATAGCGTTGTCGATGATTGTTGGTCTGCTCGAGATGTATCGAGACCGTGAACAAGAATGGCTTAGAGAACTAGCTCTTGGTGTTTGTAAGGAAGCTGGCTCGACAAACGACTCCGACGTGAATCTTGTCATGAAGACGTTCGATGAATTCATCGAAGAGCTGAAGGTGAAGAGATGAAGAAGCGAGGGCCGAAACGCAAGGTGAGACACGCGAGGCGTTTGCTGTGTCATAATAGATGGGACTTGATTCTCGAGTGCGGGCATGCAGTTGAACGGCCGGTGAAGAGCAGGTTATCCTGGGGCCACAGTCACGACGGGTCTATCGAAGACTCTGCTCCCGGTTGGGTCTACTGCGAAAGGTGCGCGGAGTGAGCAAGCAATCTCAACAGAAGCTTATCGACGAATGGAACGCTAAATATCCGGTGGGGACTGAGGTGGAGTATTGGAATTTTCCACCGGATGAAAAATCGAATGCAAGACGTTCAAGGACGAGATCCGAAGCTAAGATGCTTGGTGGGCATACTGCAGTTATATGGCTGGAGGGCGTGCCAGGGTGTTGGTGTCTGACTCACGTCTGCCCACTCTGCCCTTGACACCAATCTCCTTTCCTGGTAGTGGAGAAACTATGTCAAACATTATAGCTGTAGTGCCAGAGTATCATTCTGCCCCTGGTCGGTGGAATTACACGATCATGATCATTCGTTACGAGAATGGAGAACTCAAAAGAGAGTATCTGCAACCAGAAGAGATGGGACGTGATGTGAGGGCTCTGTTCAAAATCTGCGCGACGGCGCATGATGAGCTCAAGAAGGCTGTGATTCATCATCTGGCGTTGAAGGAGGAAGAGGATGAAGCTGACTGAAGAAATCAAGAAGGCGATTGCTGAGGAAGTTGCCACATGTGCTGTTCTCGAGCCTGGCCCATTATGCAAACTTCATAGTAACGTCTCATGTGATGAATGCCCATATACGACGATGCTTGGTGCCTCATGCGGGTATTTTTGGACTGAAATTCCAAACGATGATGGCTACAAGCTCCTCGTCGCGTATCTGCTTGCCGACGTATGCGGAGTGGAGGTGAAGTGATGGAACGAAGGCTCTCTCTTGAAGAAGCCGTTATCAGAACCGTCAAACGCCATAGTGATTTTGTTGATGGAGTTACTCCTGAGTTTTTTGGTTGTCAACTATGCGATTATGCCGAGCCGGATTGTCGCAGATGTCCTTGTGTTCAGGTATTCGGCGCTCACTGTAACGGAATAAATCTACCTTCGCACCCTCTAGACGAACACTATCCCCGCACTCACGAGGAGAAACTTCTCGCTGCTTGCATGATTGCAGCTGTGCTCGGGATTGAGGTGGAGTGATGACTCAACAACTTACTATGTTCGAAGACGTTCTGCTTTGGTCCAAAGCGGTTGGGCAATACATTCAACAGAATGCAGGGCTGTCTATGTGCGGAAAAGAGTTCAAAGCTCAAGGGCTTTCTATGACTCTTGTTGCTGAGGAATTCGATGAGCTGAAGATAGCATTCCTGACTGGCGACGTGAAAGAGATAGCTGATGCTCTCGCCGATCTCGTCTGGGTGTGCCTCCGTATGGCGCAAGCTTTTGGTATTGACTTCGATGCTGCTTGGTGCGAGGTATCCCGGACGAATTGGGAGAAGGTTGGTGGGCCTAGACGAGAGGACGGAAAACTGCTAAAGCCGCCCGGGTGGAAGCCGCCGGATATGACGAAGGCATTGAGTGCTGACTTGTATGAGCGGATTGCCCAGCTTCTCACGATAGTACCACCACCTGAGAAAAAGAAATGCCCCAAATGTTGTGGCGAGGGTTGGGTATGGGGGAGAGATCTAGACACCGATCGCAAGGATATGATCCTTGACGATATGATGTACCCATGCGACAATCCTGGGTGCGTGGATGGTTTTGTTGAAGAGGAGGAGACATGAAAGACACGATGGAATTACCAGTCAAATTGACCAAGGGCGAGAAACTCCGATGCGGAGAATTAGCAGCCAGTCTGGCTCACCAAGCTCACGTGCTTGAGGAACAGCGCAAGTTACAGAACGCCGAGCTGAAATCTCAAATCGATGCGTTGAACGATCAGATTGGCGAGCTCTTCGATCAATTGCGTACCGGCGAGCAAGTCCGCGAGGTCGAGGTCGAGAGGGAGAAGGACTACGAGCACGGAGTGGAGCGAATCACGAGGCTCGATATTGACGAGGTGATCAGCGAGCGGACTCTGGGGCCGGAGGAGATGCAGCAAGACTTGCCCGGTACCAACTATGATGGGCCGCCGGAGGGCGCCTCCGAGGAGGAAAAGCTTGTGTATTTGAAGGGGCGAGTTCGGAGGAAGCAGAAAGAGTTGCGAGGTGAGAGCAAACAATGAGAGCTGACTGGAAAGCGATTAGGACGGTATATTATTGGGGTGGATTAAAGAATGCCAGAATTTGGTCTGAAACACCACTTCTCGATACATTAGATTTCTCTAAGACAATTTCTTTATACCCACGCAATGTCCCATGTATGGGTTTGTCACATTTGCCGAATTTACCGATGTGTCCAGTCATTATAAGAATTAACCGTGGGTATAATCTATATCATCGTATGGATCCGGTTATTGGTTTTCCGGTAAAGAAAGCAGAAGATGATTCGAATCTATCAATTTATTCTACCGCTGCCAGGATCAGTCGGAACGCAGAATCGGATTCAATATGGAATATTGAAATTGTTTACGAATTGGATGATGTTGCACTACAGATTGCCGATAGAAAGCAATTTATCTATATGAGAATAATATATGATTTTTGTGAGAACAAAATTGACATCTTTAATTGGCGTGGTAAAATTGTCAATATAGACAATCGCAGCGATGAGTTCGAGAGGCGCCATGTTTATGATGTTATCAAGATTATTAATGCTATCGATCACTCTTCTAAGCACGTTGTTGAGGTCATGCAGCTCGCTGCTGACGGCAAACCTATGCGAGCAAGACATACCACTAAACCTTGGACTCGTGAAGATCCCCGTAATGTGATTTTGATAGATCCATCCGAGGCGAAGAAGTACGGCCATCGAATCGACCGCTGCGGGACGCATGCCAGCCCAATCCCTCACACACGTCGAGGTCACTACGCAACACTTCGGGCTGATCGTTTCGGAGTAAATAAAGGCAAGAGGATATGGAGAAAACCAGCTTGGGTTGGCGATACAGAGTGGATTTTTGAAGGAAGACAGTATAAAGTTATCTCTCCCGAAGCGATGCGCGGAGGTGCAATGTAATGCATGGTGGGGCTTGGCGGGGCGATGCTGGGCAAGGCGAAGTAAAGCAAGGCGAAGTAAAGCAAGGCAAGGTTAATCAGATGAATGTTTGCATAGTTTGTACGGAATTCAATCGTGGGAATTCGACCAAGTTCGCTGCGATCGATCTTGCTAGTCGAGATATCGCCAGCTACGTGTCGAACAACTACGCTCACATCGATCGGTGTGAGGCAGTCTACGTCTATAATGCGGATGGAAGAATCAATTTCGACGTGGCGGCTTGTATTGGGTACGCTATCGCCAAAAAGAAGGTGATCTTCTCGTTCTTACCGATTGGGCTCTCTGCCATCGAGGTTCCGGTGTGCGATCCGGACGAGCTGACTAATCAGGTGATTCTGGACGAGTTTGTGAAGAACAGGATCGGGGATGAATCATGAGATTATCGCCAGCCCCGGGCTATAGCAGCGCGCACTGCTGTAGTTTGGACCCCGGGGCTGGCGGTATGTGGAGATCGATATGAGTGAAGCTCTGGAACTTGTCTTCAAAGGCTCGGATAAAGTCGTAGCCTATGCATGCTCACGATGTGGGCGAATGTCGAGCTTGAGGGACTTGGCTGAGATGTGCTGCGAGCCAGACATATGCGAGTGCGGCCGAACATGTAGGAAGCCATGGACGGCATGCGATTCGTGTCGAGAGGAGAAGAGGCAGGAGAAGGAACGCAAGAAGTTTGAAGCAGCGGAGAAGATTCCGTGGGAGCGATACGACGGGCCAGTTTACTTCGACGACGAGTATTATTCGGATGTCGAGGAGATGGCCGATTGTCTTGCATGTGCAGGTATTGAGTTGCCTGAGTATGTCTGGGCTTGCACGAAGTTTAATTTGACTCTCAATGCTGTAGATATCATCTACAATGAACTCGAGGCGCAAGAGTTCCACGAGGGCGCCTTTGATCAAGTTGTCGCTATCGAGGAACTCCAAGAATCCATTGATGAGTGGTTGAGGAAGCAGGATCTAGAATCGTGGTTTGTATCTGATACAAAGGCTATTTTGTTGGAGGGGTTTCAAGATGAGTAAGTGGTTGCTTCGTTGGTGGCTTTTAGTGTTGGTGTGGTGGTGGATGCTCGGCGCTGTACTACTGTACGCTACGCTTGCCGATGGGCAGGTGGCCTCCTATATCAATCGGTGGATGATCTACAACGATTGGCTGCATTTCGGTGCGGTGTTTCTTCTCCCTCCAGTAGTTGTGTGTTTGCTATGGAGAGTATCGGAATGGCTGTAGTTTGGCACTGCGGGGCGCCGCATGGCGCTGCGTAGCATGGTGGGGTGAGGCGGGGCGAGCCCAGGCAAGGCAAGGTTAATAGATGATTTTTATTGGGATTGATTGTGGGCTAAAAGGAGCCGTATCTGTAGTCTGTAATGAAAAACAGCGTGTCTACGATATGCCTGTGGTGTCAAAGCTCCGCTGCAGGAAGGGCAAGAAGGTGAAGGTGAGTCAAGTTGATGAAATAGGTTTGTCTCAACTCATGGAGTCATTACCGAGTGTGTGTCGACTCACCATCGAAGACGTCCATGCAATGCCACATCAAGGAGTGACATCATCATTCAACTTCGGCCGTTCGTTTGGCGTTGTGCTCGGGGTAGTTTCTGCTCTCGGTTTTGCGTACAATCTAGTTTCTCCACAGAAATGGAAGCGTGAGTTTGGCTTGATTGGCGCAGACAAGGATGCCTCAACTTGGCTAGCGAAGAAATTGTTTCCTGGAGCCGCAGAGTTCATGACAAAGAAATCTCATCACGGCAGAGCCGAAGCATTGCTGTTGGCTGAATATGGGAGGAGGATGCTGTAGTGACTCCGGAAGAATTCGTCAGAGGTAGAGATTGGATACACGATCGTGAGAGAGCAGTAGCCAGACGTGGCGAATTGCTTACCTTGATTCGAGATCAACTCAGAGTTGCGTTCGCAGGTGTCCCCCCGCCGTGCGCCGGCTGCGGTGCCGTGAGGAGGTGGGAACAGCTCTACCGTTGTTGGCATTGCGGCTTGTGGTTGTGCAGTCGTTGCTCGAAGAAGCATTTTGGAGCTAGACCATGACTAAGTCTAGAGCCTATCGCGAGTTCAAGCAACGCTACCATTTACCCCTTTACAGCCACATCGAACGTATGGTACTGTGGCACGGATTTGTGAGTGAGCTGTGCAACGCGAGACGGATTACTGCCGAGACGATGACTAGGTGGCTAGGAGGGCAAGATGGCTATCATCCCAGCTAAATCGATCAAGCTTATAGTGAATGGTGTTGAAATCACAAAAGAATATATCGATAGTCTCCGCATTGGATTTAAACCGGAGATTGTGGATGCTTTTACAAAACCCATCCAAGGAGAGAAGTGCACTTCACTATCAGAATGGACTACAAGACATGAGGTCGAGAGATTCACAGAGTATGCTTATTGGAAAAATCTGATAGAGGAAGATGGGGCATCACTCATAGTCGAAGTAAGGAATAATGATTGTATAGCCGCAGAGCGCATTCTGCATCAGCGAGTTGCTCGAAATCATAAATGGCCTTTCTGCCCAGTTCATCAGAGGAATGTCGATCTTGTTTTCTCTCACTTGGATGGCCGTGATGATGTGTTGATCCATATAGCCTATTGGCTATGTAAGAAATGTGCTGAGGAAAAGTGAAACCTCCATCAGAAAAACCACTCAGCCGCGAGGTTGAGATCGAACTGGCGAGGAAGTACAAAGAGTCGGGAGACATGCTCGCCGCCCACCGATTGATCTTGTCAAACACGGGTATGGTACGACAAATAGCCCATCAGTTCAGGCGGTATAAAGTACCTTTCGATGATCTCGTTCAAGAAGGGTTCAGGGGTGTAATGCATGGCCTAAAGAAGTTCGATCCTAACAGAGGATACAGATTGGCCACTTATGCCGCATGGTGGGTCAGGGCATACATTATCAGGCACGTCATGGACAATTGGTCTATGGTCAAGTATGGGACTGTGCAGAGCGAGAGAGAAGCCTTTTTCAAATATCAACGCGGCGATCTCCCATCAGATGAAGCTGAAGTAAGATTGGCCATGGGGGATTTTTATTTGGATGCTACTTTGTCTGAGTCGTCGTCGATGACCCATCTCGATATGATGAAATGTAATTCTCCAGATACGGATGAGTACGCCGCCCTCAGCGAGAAACAAATCATGGTGCAATCGGTGATCGCCGACATGGCGAGCTCAATGAGTGTGCATGAGCGCATGTTGATCAAGTACAGGCTATTGACTCACAACCCGTGGACATTCGAGAAGTTAGCGAAGGAGTTGTCAATCTCTCGTCAACGTATACAACAGAAAGAGGCGCGGTTGAGACGCAAGCTGAGGGACCGCTTCGTAGCGGAGGGTCTCTCAATGTCCTAGAATAAGGGTGAGGTGTGTCATGGCTAAAGAGAGGGACAGATCTAGGCTGAAGTTGCGGCAAGAGAAATTCTGTGAGGAGATCGTAAAGGGGAAGAGTGGCAAGGATGCCGCCCTTGCAGCCGGCTATTCGCCTGGGAACGCCGATAAGTATGCATCGTCCCTTCTGATCAATCCGGCGGTCGCCGACAGAATCCGCGACATGAAAGCATGCTCGGCCGCAATCGCTGAGATAGAGGGCTCTGACGTTGTGCGGGAATGGGCGCGTCTCGGGCTTTCCAACATACTAGATGTTGCCGAAGTCGTCGATGGAGAGCTTGTCGTCAAACCATCCAGCGAATGGCCAGAGAGTGCTGCTAGGGCAGTCATGGAAGTATCTGAGTTTCAGGGGAAAGTGAAGGTCAAGATGCATCCGAAACAATCCGCTCTGGATTCGATTGGCAGATATCTCGGCCTGCTAGTCGACCGTCGCAAGCACGAGCATGTTGGCCCTGGTGGAGGACCTATCGAAACGAAGGGCGGACTATCTGACGAAGCCATCAGCGAAATCAGGAAGAAGATTTTGGGGTTGCCAGAATGATGAACGACGTCCCGTCAATACTTCTCGACTACCAAATCCGCTGGATGATGGACAAGTCGCAAATACGTCTATGGGAGAAGTCTCGTCGTATCGGTGCGTCGTGGGTCTGTGCGGCCGAGGCTGTCATCGAGGCTGCCAAAGCGCAAGGAGGATATGATACGACGTATACAAGTTATAATAAAGAGAACACCAGAGAGTTCATTGACGATTGTGCTTCATGGGTAAATGTCATTCGTGGAGCCGCGGCAGAAATGGAAGAACACCGTGAGCTTGACCAAAAGACTGGTGAGGAGATTCTCACATACATGATCAGGTTTCCGTCCGGTAATAAGATACTGACAGTTAGTTCTAAGCCAGACAACTTACGAAACCGCAAAGGAAGAATTATTATAGACGAGGCTGCTTTTGGACCGGATCTTTTCATGGCGATCAAGGCAGGTCTGGGGATAAAGATGTGGGGGGGCCGCATGGATATACTTTCGACTCATAACGGTGTTGACTCCCCTTTTAATAAATATATCCAGAATATAAAAGAAGGACGTGCCCGAGGCAGTATATACCGCACGACGATAGACGACGCGATCGCTGACGGATTATATAAGAGAATTTGTCTTGTGCGCGGAATAAAGTGGGATCCAGATGAGGAACAAGCATGGTTAGATGACTTAATCATGTCATGGGGTGAGTTCGCCGACGAAGAACTGCGTTGTATACCACGTCGTTCAGGAGGAACATATCTGTCGCGGATGATCATCGAGGATTGTATGATCAATGTTCCGGTACTACGCTTCGATGCTCCAGATGGATTTGCTGGCCGTACTGATGAGCAGCGGCAAAAGTACATGACCGACTGGCTCAAGCGCTTCGTTGCGCCTGTGCTCGCCAGACTACCCAAGAATCTCGAGCACTGTTTTGGGGAGGACTTTGGCCGCACGGCAGACATCACAGCCATAGTGCCATGCACGGTGACGCAAGATCTCAAGCGCCGAGTGCCTTTCATTCTCGAGTTGAGAAACACCCCATTTCGCGAGCAAGAACTTGCCTTATTTTTTGTTGTGGACAGACTGCCAAGATTCAGCTATGGTGCGCTCGACGCTGTCGGTAATGGGCAGTACCTGGCGGAGAGAGCCTGGCAGCGATACGGCGGGAGTATGATCGAACAAGTGCACATCACGAGTCAGTGGTATGCAGAGAATCTCCCCCCACTGAAAGCCGCATTCGAGGATGATCAGATCGAAGTGCCACGTGATGCCGACGTACTCAATGATCTCCTGAGCTTTCGTGTAATCCAAGGCATTCCGAAACTGCCCGACATACGCAAACCATCTGTAGCCGCTGGGGTCAGATCTCGCGCTCCGACAAGACACGGGGACGCAGCGATTGGGATTACGCTGGCGCACTATTCTACCAGGCAACCAAAGGCGGCTTGTGAAGGCTACAATACGGCTGAGTCTCGAACCCCATCACCAACAGCTAAAGGATGGGGCGGATTCAGATCCTCCAAGGGAGGGATTTTGTGATGGATGTATGGATAATCGAAATCAATGATACTGGGAAATGGCGACCACTTGGGAGTTGTTTGTATCTTACTTTTGAAGAAGCAGAAAATGAAAAATTGAGCCTATATAGAATCTCGGCACAATGGAGTTCCGAGAAACACAACATGAGAGTCAGAGCGTATCGGAGGGTATGAGTCATGCTCTACAATTTTATAGATGATAATGATGATATTATGTTGATGACCTGCGGATTGTGTGGGTGTTTATTTAGTCGTGGTTATGGCAATCCATGTCACAATTATGATGCTCACAAAGGTGAATCTGCCATATTCTGTCCGGCATGCGCTGGAAATACTGAGTATGGATGGCGTTGTAATCCATGTTACCAACATCTTAGGAACGCCTTCTCCGGTAGAATGGAGTAAGCCATGCTCTACGATCATCGAGGACGACCGGTAAAAATCTCCCAGCTTACCAAGGAGGTTGCAGAGCCTAGCATAGCTGGCGTGAGAACTGTATGGCATGACTCCGTTGCCAATGATCTAACTCCGACTACGCTTGGTGCAATTCTACTGAAGGTAGATCAAGGAGATATCATTGAGTATCTGACTCTCGCCGAGGAGATGGAAGAGCGAGACATGCACTACTCGTCCGTCCTCAGTACGAGAAAGCTTGCTGTGACCGGGTTGGACGTCATGGTGGAGGCTGTCTCCGATGACCCGAAGGACGAAGAAATTGCCGATGCTGTTCGTGGGATTATTGAGACAGACGCATTTGATTCTATGCTACCAGCTGCGATGGACGCTATAGGGAAGAGTTTTTCCGTTATAGAAGTCATGTGGGATAGATCTGGAAATCAGTGGACCCCATACAAATACAAATGGCGCGACCCGAGATTCTTTCAGTTCGATTTGACCACCAAAGACGAGCTGCGCATGAGGGACGATGAAGATTTAGTCAATGGGGTGGAGCTGGCCCCATGGCAATTCATCGTCCACAGGCCACAGATAAAGATGGGTGTGACGATCAGATGCGGAATAGCCAGAATGGTATGTGTTGGATACATGCTCAAGGGTTACACCCTGAAGGATTGGTGGGCCTTCATGGAAGTGTTTGGTATGCCGTGGCGAGTTGGTAAATACCCACCGAAAGCTACTAAAGAACAGAAAGACGCGCTCTTAGCTGCTGTCAGACAGATGGGTGCGGATGCTGCCTGTACGATACCAGAAGATATGATGATCGATATCATCGAATCATCTAAGACGTCGGGAGGCGATAAGTTATTTTCAGGCTCAGCTGACTGGATCGATAAGCAGATTTCCAAGGCTGTACTCGGCCAGACTGCGTCGACTGAGGGAACTCCTGGTAGGCTAGGCAATGAGGAGTTACAGGGCGAAGTACGCGATGATATCAAGACTTCCGATGCCAAGCAATTATCAGCGACAATCAGACGAGACCTGATAAAGCCATTTGTGGATCTGAACTTTGGGCCGCAGGAGAAATATCCAAAATTCCGTTTAGTGATCGAGGAAAAGAAAGACCTCAAGCTATTAGCTGAAGCGATCACCCCATTTATCGACCGCGGTCTTCGGGTCCAATCGAGTCTCATTTTGGATGAGTTCGGGTATCCAGAGGCAGAGGATGGCGCAGAGGTTCTCCAATCGATAAAGGCTGGTGGGCAGCCAGCAGTCAATCAACCAGAGCCTGACGAAGACATGGAAGAGCCCGCATTGCAACGCGAGCAGAAAGCTGCCTTGGTAGAGATTTGCAGACGCATCAAGAGAGGCGAGCAGATCTCGAGCGAGGAGCGTCAGCTGTTTGTGGCCAGCATGGCTCTTGCGGCTGCCAATCCTGGTTCTGACTACGACGAGATTGACCGTCTAGTCACAAAAGAGCTCGACGACTGGAGGCAGGTGATGGACCCCGTGCTTCAGCCGATAATCGATCATGCTGAAGCTTCAAATAGCTATGAGTTGTTTCTTGAAGGCCTCGAGGATGCGCTGGCGAATATCGATACAGCAAAGTTTCAAGAGAGACTGGCTACGATGACCTTGATAGCCAGAGGCAGAGGGGATGCGACGGATGACGTGCAATAGCATTGCTTGGCTGCCGATCTCCAGGCCGGATACCTGCCGCATGCGCATAACGGGTGACCGTGCGTGGCAGCCGCTCCACTATGTGGAGTTTTCATGCGTGTGCCGGTGCGGCGGCCCGGCCAACAATGGTGTAATGTGATTGCCCCAGTCCGCATCGATAAGCTTGACAAACGCCGCAGAATGTGGTGGGTATATGGCAAGTGTGACGTATGCGGAAGTCGGATCGAACAGATCGTGCTCACATTTCCTCATGAGATTCGCGAGGAAGCTCAGTGCCCAAACAAAGCGTGCGGTAAGAAGTACGCCATAGAGGAAAGAAATGAAAAAGAAAAAGACCAGTCGTAAGGATTTGCTCGAAATGATCGCTGACCTGAATAGCAAATTCTCTACTGCTGTGAAGAGGGTCAGAGAGCTCGAGTCAGCCATGGACTCTGGGCAATTGGTCGGTAGACCAGAAGGGATCATTTTGCTAGCAGCGAAAGTCGCGCATGAAGTGAACCGAGCCTATTGCGAATCCATGGGAGACGACAGCCATGTGCCGTGGGCCGAAGCGCCGGATGATCATAAAGGTATCGTTATAAAAGCTGTGCAAGATATCGCATCTAATCCGTCTATTTCAGTTGCTGAATCGCACGCTTTGTGGTGCAGACACAGAAAACAAGATGGGTGGGTGTATGGGAACGAATATGATTTTGCGAAGAGAATAGATCCGTGTATTGTGCCATATAATGATCTTCCAGAAGAACGCCGCACAGTTGACGCCTTGTTCGGTGCGGCCGTCAGGGTTGTGTTGGGAGTGCAGCGATGACTGAGTCACAGAAACGTCGAGATGCTTTTGCACAAGCAGCTCTAAAAGGCCTATGCGCCACTCCACTGTTCGAGCGGGTTATCTCAACCTCAACCGGCGCAAGTGAGGTAGCTATGGCAGCAATGGTGGTAGCTGATGCAACGATAGCTATGCTTGACAAAGTCTCGCCGCCAAAAAGGGTAAGGGAGGCTGCCAAATGAGCCTCTACGTCATAGACAACGGTGCCAACTACTCGGATCACGCAATCTACTTTGTGGAGACTGACAAGCCACTTTCTGAGGTGCAGAAGTGGTGTGAGATTGCAAGCACTGGCGATTATGAGAAATTCACCGTCTGTGGGCATGGAAAGGAAATAGAATGGTTAAACAATGTGATTTGGAGGAGGATGTCGCTCGAGCAGTTCATCGAGGACAATGTTTCCATGGATATACCAAGGGCCTTGAAGTTGAGCGACAAGGTATGTTGTGGGAGGTTCAAGAATGATCAAAGTACCTAAAATCAAGAAAGGCCCGATGGGTTACGCGATGGACTACCGTGCAGCCATGGGTAGACTTGTTGAAGTGTCGCAACAGTGGTGTGCTGCGTTTGATGCTGGGGATAACGGTACTTTAGTCGAACTATATGATATGTTCGATGAGATTACCAATGAGCTTGGCGAAGCAGCAAATGCACTTGCAAAATCGATTGGCACTGGTGACGACTCATGAAAAGACCACGATGTTGCAAACGCCCAATGTTTAGATGGGCACACACAGAGATAGAGACAGGTCATCTTGGCCCTGGTGGGCACCAATACTGGGAGGTTTGGCGTTGTCTTAAATGTGGTAAAGAACTCGATCCATACCCACGCCC